AACGCTGTGTAGGAGCTGCCGTAGGCTGCGATCTGTTGATTTTGTTTTTGATTGTTGAAGAGCAGATCAAGGGATCGCAGCCTGCGGCAGCTCCTACATGGTGGGGATTCATATTTCTTTTGGAGTGCCTTGATGGGCGCTTGTGGAGTTTCAGTTGATGTCCGAAACCACTAACAGTCAGCCGGTGACAGATCCGGCGTCGCCGTATGAATCATTCGATTCGAAGAAGCTTCATGCGGCGGCAGAGCGGGCGCTTGATCATTATCTTGCGCCTGAGAAGATCATGGCGACGCCGTACAGCCCCAGCACTTTGTTCATGGTCAACCCGCAATCCGACACGGAAACGTTGCTGGTCAATGCCTGTGAGTCTTTGGCCTCGGCGACGGTGATGCTCGGTGATTTTGCCGGGATGCTGGAAGGGCCGAATCGCAATACGCTGTTGGGGATTGCGCAGGTGGTGATGTTGGGGGAGTTGGCGGTGAACAAGGCGTTGGATAACGTCGAGTTGAAGCAGCCGGCCTAGGTTTTGTGCCTGGTGGATTCGAAATAAGTGGCTAGGGTGCGAGGTCCCTAGCCACGAAAACAACGCGCAAAAGGGGGACGGGTTTATTGTCTGAAATAAATCCGTCTCCCTTTTTTGGGTGTGATGCAGAGTACTGTCAATGAACAATGGCCACTCAAGCGTTAATGGGAATTTGTGTTAATTGCGAATGGGTTTGTATAGCATGCGCGGGAGTTTTTGGCGGATTTACTCCCTGTATTGGCCTATTCGTAAAGGTTTCTCTCTTCATGCGTCGTACCCTGCTTTCCATTTGTGTGCTGCAAGTGTTGTCGCCTGCCTCATGGGCTGAACAAACGGAGGGATCTCCCTCAACGCTGGAGTTGGACGCAACCGATGTCATCGGCACTGCGAATTACGAAAGGGCGGACGGCCCGGTGCAGGGGTATCGGGCGACTCGCTCAGCCAGTGCCACACGCACCGACACGTCGATCCACGAAACCCCGCAATCGATCAGTGTGGTCTCGAAAGACGCGGTCGAGGATCTGGGCGCCACCCGTTTGCAGGACGCGCTCGATTACGCCGGGGGCGTGGGGCGGGCGAACAATTTTGGTGGACAGGGCCTGACCACATTTACCGTGCGTGGCTTCACCACCGGCGAGTTTTATCGCAACGGTTTTCCGATCAACCGCGGCTATCCGAACATGCCGGATGCCAACACCATTGAACGCCTCGAAGTGCTGCGCGGCCCGGCCACCATGCTTTACGGTCGGGGTGATCCTGGCGGCACCTTCAACGTGGTGTCCAAGCAGCCGTTGCCCGAGCGCACCGTCACCCTGGGTAGCCAGCTCGACGAGGAAGGGCGTCTGGCCTATCGGCTGAACGTAGTGGGCGAGGGCGGCGACACCTTTCGCGATCATGTCGAAACCGAGCGCTACGGCATCGCGCCGGTGCTCACCTGGCAGGCAACCGATGCGACCAAGCTGATTCTCGAAGGCGATTTCATGCGCAACAACGCGCCTCTGGATCGAGGCGTTACCCGCTATGCGAAACAGACAGGTACCGCCTCGCGCGACAGTTTTTTTGGCGAAAAAGACGCGGGCAAGCTGCATAACGACAACAACATGGCGCAACTGCGTTTCGAGCACATGCTCAACGACGATTGGACGCTGGGCGGCGGTTTTCAGTGGCTCGACGGATCGCTCAAGGGCAACGCCATCGAGGCCAACGGTATTGCCGCTGACGGTCGCACCCTGGGGCGCAATTTCAACTATCGCAAGCTGGAGTGGACCGACAAGGATACCCAGCTCAATCTGACCGGGCATTTCGATACCGCAGGTTTGCAGCACACCTTGCTTACCGGCATCGAGTATGAGGATTACGACTACAAGTCGATCATTCAACGCTCCAGCGGAGCCGTCGGCGCGTATCCGATCGACATCTTCGACCCGGTGTACGGCCAGCCGCGTCCGGCACTCACCCGCACGCCGACTCACGACAAGGAAAACCTCAAGACGTATGCCGCGTTCGTGCAGGATCAGGTGGCGTTGACCGACAAACTGAAAGTGCTGGCCGGAGCGCGTTTCGAACGCTTCGAACATGACTACGAAACCTACGTGCCCGGCGCCAAGAGTTGGCAGGCGAGTGACAATGCGGTGACACCGCGCATCGGCGTCACCTACGACTTGACCGACACATTGGCGGTTTATGCTGACACCGCTCGCTCCTTCAAGCCGAACACCGGCGCCAGCCGCCAAGGCGGTGGGTTCGAGCCGGAGAAAGGCAAGTCCTACGAAATGGGTATCAAGTGGGAAGCGCTGGATCAGCAGTTGAGTGTCGACGCGGCGGTCTATCAAATCGACAAGCGCAACGTGTTGACCACCGACCCTGTTGATTCAACCTTCAGCGTTGCGGCCGGTGAGGTACGCAGCCGTGGTTTCGACGTCAACGTTGCCGGCAACCTGACGCCCGAATGGCGCGTGATTGGCGGCTACGCCTATGTCGATGCCGAAGTGACCAAAGACAACGTACTGCGCTCTGGCACGCGACTGATGAACATCCCGAAAAACAGCTTCAGCCTGCTGAACATGTATGAGTTCCAGGACGGCACCCTCAAAGGGCTGGGCTTGGGCACCGGGCTCAAGTACGTCGACGAGCGCGCCGGACAAACTGCCAACACGGCTTTTTCGATGGGCAGCTACACCGTTGTCGACCTGCTCAGCTTCTACAAGATCAATGACCAGGTACGGCTCAATCTTGACGTGAAAAACCTCTTTGATCGTGACTATGAAGAGGGCGCATTCGGTAACGTTTATGCCTATCCGGGGGCGCCGCGGACAGTGCAGGTTGGTATTTCCTATACCTTGTAGTCTGGAGTGTTGGTGACCACTACATTCGGCCTACCCCAGAGCATGGCCACCTTCGCCGGCGGCTGGGTTGGCTTCCTGGGTGTGGAGAAGATCCGCAACATCGCGGATCGGATGACTGACTTTAAGTTGCCTAGCCGGAAGGCCGAGTAAGTCAGATTGCACTTTGCGAATGCTGCTAGTTGTTACCAGCCGCCAGGGAACCACTGGCGTGCAAGTCTGACCGTCACACGAAGCGCCACCTGTGCTTGATTGCACTCTGCCTCCTGCTCTTCGGCCGTCGCAGGTTTACGCCACCGTGGGTTTGCTGCCAGGCCTTTCGTGTAGGTCTTCTCAAATTCGGAGCTGTTTTCTGCGGTCAATCGCATCGCCTTTGCATAGTCCGCTTCAAGGTCATCTGGAAGGGAGCCACAAGCCAATTTCGCTTGCTGATACCTCACGGCATACATAAAGCCATCACTAGGGGCTTCGTCGTAGGCGTAGGGAGAAGGGGCTGCGATAGCGAGAGAGGGGGAGATAACCAGAGCGGCCAACAAAAGGCGTCCATGCATGAGCGTTGCGTTCTCGAAAATTCTAGGAGCGCCGATGATACCCGACTCGCGTACTGCACTTTCCCAAAAAAGCCAACTCGCCGATTGGAGGGAAGCGTGACCAACGTAACGCGCCTTCGCCACCCACTGCCATTGAGTCAAGACATCAACAAAGTACTGACCGAACTGGATACGTCAATCGCAAAGGCGGTGCCCGGTGACGGCCAGAACGTTGAGATGGTCATCTGGCTGCATCAGACCATCGATCTCGCTATCTATATGGAGTCAGCAGACCCATTCGTTGAAGCGCCAGGCGTTAGTTGAAACATCCGATTTACGTTGTCGCGCGCTGGCAGCCTTTGTGAAGTTTTAGGTGGCACCTTGATATCGACGGAATACGAGCTATTGATATGGGAGCACATACGAAGCCAGCGAGTGAATCGAAGATGAACGACAGGAACGTCAAATGGTGTTGCTTAGGTTTGGGTTTTTCACTTCTATCAGGATGTTCTTTGTGGAAGTCTGAACCTGTCTGGCCATGGACACCGAAAGAGCTCCCTTGCAATTCGGTTTGTACCAATGATGATGCCGTGAAATCATTCACAGCTGCGATGACTTACTGCATTGCTCTGCAGAACTACCACGCAAAAAACGGAGGAGTTTTGAGCTCAGGCCGGTTTGTCATGGCCGCAACCGGCACCTTAGCCGGCGCCGTATTCGCACCGCTTGCGAGTGGTTCAGCCTCCACCGCATGGTCCGGCCTTTCCGGCTCGACCAACGCGCTTCAATCATCACTTGATGAGAATTTTTCTTCTGTCCTTGCTGTCAAGCGCAGGTCCAGCGTCGCGAAGGCAGGGAAGGATGCGCTGGAGTCATTCCCGGGAAAAGCAGATCCAGATGTTCGAGTGTATGCGTCCGTTGCAATGGCCTTCAACTGCGCAGTTGCAGGCGCAGACGTCGACTCTGCAGCGATTCGAGCCATCACCGGTGCGGAAATTAACAATCCGGCGGTCAATCAAATTAATGGTCCAAGCGCTCGGTAAGTGGTCCATCACCTGGATCTCGCTTCAACTCAGCCATGCTTTCCTTCTGAAACATCCGCGCCACGTTTTCACTTATTAGTAATTTGTGGCGCGGACTCTGAATTGCCTGATAGGAGAGCGTCGGTCCGAGCGTATGAGCGTTCAGGATCAAATTCTGCACCGCCTCGCTCATTTCCTCGATTACGTTCCAGGCCATCAGTTCATCAAGCTTCTGCCGGGTGCCGAGCCGCAAACGGTGTCGCAGGCCCTCCTCGTCGTACTCGATCCGCTTCTCGGCGGCTTTCGCTGATCGTTCTTGTCCAGTCTTGGCCATGGCCGACCTCCTCAATTCCGCTGGCCGGCAAGTCCAGCCAAGTTTGTCGTTTGCGTTGCTGGGTGCGAAAACGTCTCACGTGGCTACCTTTACCTGATGCCAGGCGCCGGCGGCGTATAACAGCTTCGCAGATTGTGCTTCGTCGAGCGAAACCTCTGCCGGGATGGCGATCCAGCCTGACGCGACCATGTGGTTCCGGTTCTCCGAGAAAGAACCCAGCGGAGCAGCGTGTTACATGAAGAGTGTTTTACGTTTGGCGGGATGCCGTAGGAGGGGGAGAGCAGGTCGAGCTATAGAGCACGTTAGCTATCGGCAGAAGATTTCCAAACCCCAGAAACGACAAAGCCCTGAATAATCAGGGCTTTGTCGTACATAAGATGGCGGAGGCGATGGGATTCGAACTCATGGACCTGTTACAGTCGACGGTTTTCAAGACCGCTATGGAAAGCCGCAGAATACGCGGGCTCAGACGCTTTTCCGTTCCAATGCTTTTGTTTTGCAGCACCTCTACAGACCGCATTCTACAAGGGGTGCCTTTCGAGTTATGGAACTCTTTTTTCGACTATTTTGAAGGTTTCGCGATGGCGCCAACGCGGCGATAAACCCGCTCGGTAATGTCGCCTTTTGTGTGCCCGAGCAACAGGCTGGCGTCACCAACATCGCTGATTTCCGACGCCGCTTTCGGCCGAATATCCCGGAACTGGAATTCACCGATCCGCTTAGCCAGCAGCTCGTCTCCCTGCTCAAGAGCTTCCAGTTTTGCCTTCTCTCGCGCCGCGTCCCATCGCTTCCTCAGCATCGTCGCAGTCATCCGTTTACCGCTCCGGTTGATGATCAGGTAGCTCGAAACGTGCGCAGCGTTTCGCTCTGTGATCGCCGCGATCAAAATGCCCAGGCTGTTCGCCTCTCCGGCGGTCGTCATCTGAATGCGCAGCTTCTTTTGCGTCTTGTTCTGCTGAACAGTCAGATATCCGCCTTGAACATCATCCTTCCGCATAACCAGCACATCTGCCGGCCTTTGCCCGGTCAGATAGGCTAGGTCCATCGCTTCCTTCAGCTCCTGAGCTGCCTTCTTGTATACCGCCTCCCAAACCGCATCATTTGCGTAATAGTCCCTCGGCGTCTCCTTGTTCTTGCGCACGCCTTGGCAGGGATTTTCCTTCGTCGTCAGCCCCCATTCGCGGGCAATGTTGAAAATGTGGGAGAGGGTAGCGATCTCACGGTTCGCCCGGACCTTCGCCGATCGTGCGTCTCGGTAGCCAGCAATCGTTGCTGGTGTGATCGAGTCGATCGGAGCGCTGTCGAACATCGGCCGAAGCTGCTTGATTTCCGCCAAGTTGTCCTTCTGCGTGCGGGGTGCTTTCTTCGGCACCACATCACGAATGTACCGGTCGAAGATTCCCTTCATGGTGCGCAGGTCGAGCGGTTTTTCCTTGGCTTCGAGTTCGGCCCACTTCAGCCGAGCTTTATCGAGATCCTTGCCCAGAGGGAGGTCGTTGCCGAGCAGGTCGCGGTAGTAATACGCGGTCCAGGTACTGCCGTTTTTGCGCTTCCGTGAGCGCTTGTACATTCGAGGGGGGAGGTGCTGGTGCTCGGTCTTGCGGGGGCGCATATCAGTTCACTCGCGAAAAGTCGGGCGTCCATACTGGTGCGGCCGGCGGTGGGTTCGGGTCGGCAATCGTGGGGCTGATCATGCCCAGCTTCATACGGGCGTACATGCGCCCCACAAGTGGACGCTTGCCTCGGCTTTCGACGAAGACCCATTGGCGATCAATCAGCCAGCGGCGCTGGTAGGCCCGGGCCTTATAGCCAGTGAGCTCGGCCAGTTCCTCGTCGGAGAGAATTTCAGTTTCCATGGTGATGCTCCATGCCGCCCGTGGCGGCAGAAGGTGGTGATGGGTTAATCCATTTGGTACCAGACGCCGCAATCGACGCCTTCGGATTGCAGCGATTTGTGCATGGCCTGCACGCCGGCATAGCGCCGGTTACCCTGGCCATCAAACGGCGCGCCGAGGTGAAAGGCTCGGGCGTGGTAGGTGCTGGCTGACTGCATCCAGCCGTGAAGGCCGGCATCGTGAAGCGTCTTCTCACGGAGAAGGCCGACGCGGAGATAAACCCGGTCGAGGTTCGCGCTACCGCCATCGTCCGGTGCCGCTGCTGCGGCGACCTTACCTGCTTCGAGGGCGCGCGCGACTGCTGCCACCACTTGCGGCAACTGTTCCTTTTTCATGGGTGCACCTCGCCCGCCGCACACCGGCAGGCTGTTGAGTTGTGGGAGGGTTACTGCTGGATGAGTTCGGCGGGGATGCTGATGACGCCGCCGAGCTTTCCGGCGACGATCGCGCGGCAAGCAGCGATCAGGGGGGTAGGTCCATCGATTGGCGCTTCAATTTCTGGCCATGGCTCAGCCACCCAGAAATGTGCGGCGCCGCTCACACTTACGGAATATGGCGCTACCGTAACCGTGCGGGACTCGATCAGCGGCCCGCCATGCGCCCAGTCCGTGGAGGGTTTGAATTTGCCTGTCGTGGCCCTCAAAGGAACGCCGTCCGGGAAAATCCACGCCTGATCAAGCGGCCCATTTTCTGAGAATCGGTATTCGCCGCGGTAGGCACCGATTGCTTGCGCCACAGCCCAATCGAGCGCATCGCCGTTCAGATCCTGCGTTTTCACTTCGATCATATTCATCGCCACGGCCCCTTGTAGATGAGGTAGGCCATGTAGAGCGGGGCGAAGATCATGGCGTAACCTCTGAGGCTTCTGGAATCTCCTCGAACTTGTAAGTCTTGACGACGCGCTCTTCGACGTCAGTGATCTTGATGAATTTGGCCTCTTCAACCCAAGGGTAGGCGTCGGGCTCGCCGTGCTTGCCGCCGCCGCTCATCTCACAAAAAGCGAGAGCGCGACCATCGGGCAGGATGAAGGCCTTTACATCGACCTCAAAGTTGCGCCCCCAACTGTAGTGGCACCAAGAAGCGATGCCGCGAACGTCTTCAGCCTCATAACGAACTTCGTTGATGGCGTCGTCATGCTCGTTTTCGTCGAACAGGGTGTCGAGTAGTTCGCCCGGTGCGGCGGCCAGAAAAGCATTGTCGATGTTGCTGTCCTGCCCATCATCATCGGTAAACGTGTAGGCATAGCCGAACTCAAGCCCCTTGCGCATGACGAGCAGCTTCGCCATTTGGCTTGCAGTGAGTGTGTTCAGTGAGTGGTGGATGTTTGCATCGAGCATAGGAGTTCCTTGCCGCTATAGCGGCTGACTTTGAAGGGGGGGGCGGGTATTTCTTGCTGATGCGCTTGGCGATCGCTTCGAGCTTTTCGGCCATGGCCTACATGTCGTTGTTGTCGCGACGGGAGACGACCGGGGAGCGCTGCACGTTGCGGTCCATCAGGATCTTCGCTGCCAGCAGGATCAGCCGGGCTTCGACTTTGCGCCGGATGAAGAGCTTCATGCCTGCGCTGCCGGGTGTGTCGCGTTCCTGCGCTCGAAGGCTTCTTGCGTGGTTGCAGCTTCGATCTTCTCGTCGCAGGTGTAGCAGTGGGCAACGCCGCCGGCCGCGCCGACATCGCGGTGACCTTTCTTGCACGGGTTCATATGCCAGGCATCATCCTTGGAGGACTCTGGTTCTGGATATTCAGGGCGCGCAGGTGGATAGGCCGGTGCCGTCATCGCCTGGTCAATCGCCGCCCGCAGGTTCTCGCTGTAGTTCTCGCCTATGACGCGCTCGAATGGTTTATCCATCCAATGGCCGATGACCTCGATGTTGATGCTGCTGTCGCCGGCGTCGCCGTTGGGGCTGCTGTTGAAGCGGACGTCCCAGCAATTAGAATCCAGAGCGTCCAGCCGGGCCTTGTCTTGCTCCAGCTCATCAATCTGCTGATCCGCTGCGTTCATGCGCTGCTGCAGGGCGTCACGCTCGGCGGTGAGTCGCGTAACCTCACTCTCAGCCGTCGCCAGCTTGGCGTCGCTCTGGTATTCGTCAAAACGCCGGTGCGCTTCATCGTCGCCACTCAAGCACCCGCAACGATGAGGGTGTGACGTGTAATCGATATGGCAAAGGCGGTCAGGGTAGGTCTTTGGCTCGGCGCCGATCGCCAATGTCGGCAGCGACTCGGGCGCTTTGTTTTCTGTGGGCATGGTCGGCTGTCCTCGGTATATTGCATCAAAAATCAAAAGGGGCGACTTTATGCGGCTGTTTCATTACACGGATGTAAATGCAATTAAGTCCATGATGGAAAAGCAAGTGTTGTGGTTGACAGATCTTCGATTCATGAACGACTCGGCCGAAATGAACCATGGATTGGAGTACGTGGCTAAGTCATTGTCCAATCCCGCTGTGGGCGCGCGGGTTAATCCTCAGTATGTTGAGTCGGCTTTAAAATTTGTTCAGGGCAACCTTGAGTTTGAGTTTGGAGAAGAGGACTGGTTATCTCCTATTTTTTCATGTTCGTTTAGCAAGGCGAGAGACTTGCTTAGTCAGTGGCGAGCTTACGGAAGTTACGCAATTGAGTTTGAGGTTGATGAAGATTTTCCGAGTCTTTCTGAATGCGTATATGAGGAATCCCAAAAAAAGATAACAGCGTTTGAAACCTGCATCCACGCATTAAAAAACGTAGGTCGCTCGCATCTTATGCATGGCGGAGGATTAGATGAAGAAGGGTTTTCAGCATATTCAGATTTAGTAAAAACTGCTGCGAGATTTAAGCACCATAGTTTTGTAGAGGAGCAGGAGTATAGGATGATTCGGGGAACTCATATAACAGATATTCCCGAAGTCCTTTATCGCTCGAAAGGTGACATGTTGATCCCATATATAGAGGTAGCATTCCCATTTCAGTCAATCACTGCGATCCATGTCGGGCCTATGCCCAATCAAAATCTAGCGTTTATTTCAATGCAGAATTACGCTTCAAAGATTGAGTATGAGTGGAACAGAGCAAACCCAGAACAAGATCATGATATTGCAGTGATTCGATCTGACATCCCATACCGGTCAACTATTTAATATGAGTTATTGCTCCATCGTTTAATTCTTCGCGGAGCCTTACGCCGCGGCTTTCAGTGCCTCGATGATCCGCTGCCCGGCGAGCGGCGGAACGGCATTTCCCGCCATGTGCATGGTCAGTCGGTGGTTATCGGGCCGTAGTGTGTCGGCAGGAAAGGACATGGCAGCAAGCGCCTCGTTTGCTGAGAGCATCCGCATCTCATCCCCGCGAACGAGCGCCCATCGATCCAGCGTGGTGATGGTGCCGATCGGGCGGTTGATATCACGACCGGTAAGCCCTGAGCCCTTGCCGTAATAGGGCATGATGAACTGATCGCCGAAGCGCTCTCGCCCGTTGCGCACCCGGTCGAGCGTTGCTTGCGCACGTCCTGGCTTCTCGATTGGTGACCAGCGTCCAGCGTCGAACTGGAGGAAGCTGGCGGCGGGAACGTGCTGGCGCCGGTGCAGCTCGAGCATCAGCGGCGATTTGCTTCGGGTACAGACCAGGAACAGGCGCACGCGGTGCTGTGGCACGCCGAGATCGGCGCAGTCGACTACGTGCGGCGCGATCATGTAGCCCAGCGCTGCCATGGCCTGCGACCAGGCTGGATACAGCGCCCAGTCTGTGAACTCTTCGACGTTTTCGACCAGCACCACTTCCGGCTTGTGGTACTCGGCGGCGGACACAACCGCCCATGCTGTAGAGCGTGATGCGTCGTGCTGTGCATTGCCTGACTTCTTGCCGCGCGCCTTCGAGTGCCCCTGGCAGCAGGGGGACGCGAGCATGATGTCGTGAGCGGGCACCTTCGACCAATCGGCCTGGTGCAGGTCTTGGCAGATATGAATGGCATCCGGGTGGTTGGCGCTATGCCATTCGACGGCGACCGGCCAGTGGTTGGCCGCCCAGATAACGTCGATGCCGGCATTACGGGCACCGGTGGACCATCCGCCGAGGCCGGCGAACAAATCAATTGCAGTGGGCACGGGATTACCTCGGGGCTATAGTGCGAAAAAAGCTGGAAGGGGATTACATGGTATTGCGGAAAAAACTGAAAACTCTGCTACCTGCTTCGTACCTTTTTAAGGTACGACTTCGAGAGCTAGACGAGCTTGGGGATAAAATCTGGTCAGATAGACCGCCCAACACTCAAGAGTCCAATGACAACGGACTTATGCATTCTTTTTTTTGCGAGTGGACAGATCTACAGCAAGATCGGCGGGTGTTAATCACAAAAAATTACCGCCGCCTGATAGAAAATTTATCAATGCCAATGCCTGATCCTGCTGATCCCAAGCTATGGGAAAATGTTGAGAGCGGGATCACTCAGCAAAGCGAGCGGTGTCTTACTATGGCCGGAGAGCACGCTGCGATTTCCATCATTAGAGAAGCGAGGAAGTACAGGCGGGATGCATTAACGGCGTGGTGCACGGCTTTAACGGGACTCGGTGGTAGCGTAATAGGCGTGCTTTCACTTCTGAAGGTTTTTGGCTAATCACCGCAGAAGCAGTCGATATCTTCCGCGAGATAGTCAAAATCGAAGTCTGTCTGCCGGGATCGTTGCTCGGCAGACCAGCCCATCGTCTTGTAGTCGGCGCGATCTTGCCGGAACACCTGGCCAAACCGTTCCTCAGTACCTGACCACCAGATCACCCGAGACGGGTCATCCATGATGGTCTTAATCAGCTTGCCTTCGTTCTTCTTCCAACACAGGTCGCAGTTGCCGAAGTCGGAGTCCATGCCAAGGTCGAAGGGTTGCGCCGCCCAAAATTCGGCAACGTCTTCTTTCGTGACACCGGCTATATAGGAGGGGCACACGTTGTCCCATCGGGTTCCACCGCGGTCATTGGCGGCCATCATGCGGTGATAACGCTTCGGCTCGTCGTAGCGGATCCCCACAACGCAGTCCCACTCGGTGTAGCCCAGGGCGCGCATGTGCTTCTCGCCGATCTTCACCTTCAGGTAAGCCGTGCACATATTGTTCGAGAAGTTTGGCAGCACCGGAGGCAGGTTCTTTTCAGCCTTGCGGTATGCGGCGTAATACTCGAGCATCATGGTGAAGGGTTCGCCGTTGCGGCTGGCTGTTTCGAAATCCACAAGCCTGTACCAAGGCGCGTCATCCGGCTGGCCGTAGATGCGGCACCACTCCATCCAGACGATTTTCATGTTCCAGCGCTTGGCGATCTGATCTATGAAGACCAGCGTTTCCTCGCGCTCCTTGCCAGTGTTCTGGAAGAACAGGTGCACATCAGTCGGGAGGGTGCCGCCGTGTGCTTCGAGGATCTTGTAGACCATGTGCCCGCTGGTGCGACCACCGCTGATGCCGATCTGCGCCGGTCCGGTGATCAGGTAGGGATTCATAATTGCTCCAGACAGCCGATTGCCTCGCCGGCTGGCGTGATTCGTAGAAGTGGGGTATTTATCTGCAATCTCACACTGGCAGGAGGCCGACATGAGGTTGCAAAGCGATGTAGATGCGCTGGCGGCTATCGAAGAGGACGCTAAAGCGATGCTGAAACGTATAGGGCTGCCTGACGACGCAGTAAAGCTTGAGGTGGTCGTGTTCCTTCGGGAGGTGATCGACCTGGCCAGCTACATTGAGTCGAAGCATCGAGTCGTTGAGCCGCCGAATTTCGTCTGAGGCGAGAGCAACATGCAGTCGCTCAGGCGCGCCGGACCTTGAAGTGCAACATCGCCTTGATGCTGTGGCAGTAATCCTGAAGCCGCTCGTAGGCCTTATATTTGGCCTGACTTCGGGTTGCTGCCCACACCCTGACCAGATCTTCGCGGGCCTCGCGGTTCCAGTCGAGATCGTCCCAGTCATGCTTGAACGGCAAGACCAACCACTCTTTCAGCGGTAACGTCTCGGCCATTTCGCCGTACTGCATTTCGTGGGTGGGGTGGTAATTGCCGATGCGCTTCTTCGGGTCTTCATCCAGCACCACGCCGATGTAGTGGCCGCGATCGGCCAGGATCACACCCGGCTTCCCGTAGGCGATGACGCGGCGGCCGATTTCGGCAGGCACCTGATAGTGCTGCCGGACGTACGCGCAGTTGTGGTCCATGGATTATCTCCAGTCAGGCGCCGCCCTCCGTGACCGGTGGTGGCAATTTGGTTTGAGATAGTGTTCTATGTGCACTGATTAAAGGGATTTCAATTAAACTTATGAGAAGACTATGGATAAAATTTTATTAACGGCATTTCTTACTGCTCTGGCAGGATTTATTACTGCAGCATTGAGTATTGTAAAATTAGTTAACGAAAAGGAGAGTAAAACCACAGAGTTCAGGCAGTCGTGGACTGAGTCTGCTCGTGCCGCGCTATCTGATCTTATCGCTAAACTTAATTATCAAGCTGTAGCGATGGAGGATGTAAATAGTGCAAAAAAGAATCTCATGTCCGCTATAAAAGTCGCGAGCGCTACGAAAAATGTTACTGAGAGAGAGCTGCTTAATGAAGTTGTAAGTTTGCAAAAAGATTTGTTGGGGAAAAGTATTGAGCGCTCTAGAGTGTCAATGCGCGAAGTTTATCAAACTCATGCCACAGTTAGGTTGCATTTTAAGCCGGATGACTCTGATCTAGTGAGGATTGAAAATAAATTCGATTATTGCATGGCTAAGTTTTCGGAGTTGCGTCGAGAAGATGACTCTGAGAAGTGGGGCGTATTAAAAGAACAGGTGCATAGCGCAACCAATGAAATTACCGCCTCATCTCGTGCTTTGCTTAAAACGGAGTGGGAGAAGGTTAAATTGGGTGAGCCCGCATATAGAAGAACAAAAAAATGGTCTGTGTGGGCATGCGTGATTATGTTTTTTGTTTTGATTACTATAGGCGCGCATGCAATTGTTTCATTTGTTAAAGCTCCTCCTCCTGTTAGTGAGTCTCGGTGATTAAAGCTTTTATGTTTTATAGGGGGGGGCACGTCTGAAGCCTTAAAGCCCAGCGCCACGCTTTCGCCAATCACGATTTCGTGGCGCGCACCTAAATCTGTTATCGAATGCAGCGAGCAGGATAGGTTATTCAGGGGTGTATATTTCTTCGTCAGGTTCTGGCGGATCATCCACAAGCGACTTCATGCCGGCTGCCTGAATAATGCGCGACACCTTTTCAGTAACAACAAAAGGTGTCGTGACACACCGAAGCATCTTGGCCTGGTTATCGAAGTCGGCGGTGATCAGGTTCATCAGCAGCAGTTGGTGAACCTCTTGCTGGTTGTTGATGCCGTGGGCAGCCATGACTCGCTTGAGGTCTGGCTTGAAAACCCCAGCTACCTCAACCGTAAACTTCTCGACGCCCAAAGCAGCGTCCTTTGCTGCCGCCTTCTCGCGTTTTTTCTTCTGCTTGATAGCTTCCTTCGTCGGCTCCTGTACTTCGGCCATGGCCTACCTCTTCAATTCCGCTGGCCGGCAAGTCCGGCCAGGTTTGTCGTTTGCGTTGTTGTGGTCTGGAACGTCTCACGCTGCGACCTTCACCTGATGCCAGGCGCCGGCGGCGTAGAACAGCTTCGCGGCTTGGGCTTCATCCATCGATATCTCGTCGGGAATGGCGATCCAGCCTGATGCCACCAGATGGGTCGGGTTCGCGCTGTTGCGCAGTTCCAGGTAGTAATGCTCGATCGCATCAGTAAGGCGCTCGACCTTGTAGATGCCCTCGGGCGATATCTCCACCGACTTGATGTACTCGGCGCCGCGCTCGTCTCGACACATGGCGGCGATGTAGATCGTCCAGCGGTAAGAAAAGTCGAAGATCGCGTTGGCGATCGCCAGACTGCGGATCTGCTTACAGCTCTTCCAGTTCGCCATGATCTGGCTGCCGCTGGGGTCGATGTTGACCACTGCGACGTGGTTCGTGCGCAGCAGCGCCCGGCAACTGCGTTCAGCCCGGGCGAAACCGTTGTTGGGTTTGCGTTTCGACTTCATATCGAGTCCGCCATTTTGCGCAGAGTCTTGCGGTCGGCTGCCGATATCGGCTTCGGCCGACGCTTGAGTACCGTTTCAGGGTCTATTTTGTTCGAGCGGGGCGGTGGTAACGGATTGCGTGGCGGGCTTTTCAGTTGGTCGATCCGTCCGCCGGCAGCCAGGTACTGCGCGATTCGTTCAGAGATCGACTCGGCGTCAGGTCGGTGCTGCTCGACGAGGTTGAGGTGGTTGCTGATCATGCTGCCACCCTTACCAGCCTCACGCCGGCCATGCTGAATTTGTTGCCTTGATCGGCGACCAGCGCGTCGAGGTGTTCCCAGCTCACGGTCAGCACAGAGATAGGCGCCTGGCCGTAAGCAACTGCTTTGATCAGCTCTTCCAGATCAAACACTTCGGCCTGCAGGTTCACCGGCGCCGCGGTTGCTGGATTCGAGGCAGACTGAGCCGGCGTGGGGGCTTTCACCGATACCGTGGAGACGACTGGTGCAGGCTCAAGAGGAACACTGGATTTGGCCTCAGCTTCAATCCGTTGCAGCTCCTGTTGTCGGATCTGCTCGCGCTGTGCTTCGGCTTTTTGCTCCTCAGCCTTTTGGTGTTCAGAAATACGCACCTTGATCAGCGCGACCAGGTCGTCGTTCGCCTTCATCACCAACTGCTGCACGTCGTTGAACAGAAACAGGTAGTCGGCAGCGAGCTCGTCCAGGCTGGCTAAGTTGGTACGGATGCTGTCGCCGATCTGGCTCGCGGCGATCTTCGCCCGGGCCAGCTCGGAGTCGGCGGAGTCGCGCAGACTGCTGATCGTCTTCTTGCCTTTGATGGCCCCGGCGAAATCCGCAGGTACCGCCGGCATGCGCGCTTTGCCGCCCAGTGAAGTGTTGATCTGGTCGATGTGAATCTGAAGCGCCTTGGCTGCGGTCATGACAATATCTTCGCGAATGCTCAACTTACGAGCCTTCACCAGCTTGTCGAGCATCAAACGCTTCGCACGGGCTTCGGCACTGATCTCGTCAATGGTGCGGAACAGCGCGTCGATGCTCTCGGTTTGGCTCAGGGCGTGCTGCTTCGCAGCCTCAAGCCGCTCCTCAACATCACCGCACCACTTGACCGCTTTCTCTGCGTCGGCGAAGTGCTGATCCGTTTCCAGCTCGGTGTTGATCGAGCCGAAAACAGCCAGCGAGTGGGCTTTGAACTGCTCCAGGTTGCTGGCGGTGACCATACCGGTGACTTCGATGCGTAGAGCAGGCAAGGATTCCGGCGTTTTGCCAACGGCCTCCGGCACCACCTCGGCGGGAGTGAAGTCCTGCAGATCGGTTTGGAACTGCTTCCAGCCTGCTACGAGTGTCTCGGCTCGGCTCTGTACCGGTGTGTATTCCATCGAAACGAAGTTTTCTTCAGTGCCATCGGAGCAGACGAAGATCACCTTCTCGGCGCCGCTCACCAGCAGCTGTTGTTCGAGCTGCCAGTAGTAGTGCGCATCGAGGTTGCCGGCGCGAACGTCGGCAGCAAGTTGCTCGTTCCACATTTTGTGTTCGAACAGCACGTCTCCGAGGATTGTGCAGCCGTCGAGGGATGCGAGCAGGTCACCTTCGGTGCCGACGACGGGGAACAGATCTTCTCCGATTCGGCCTTCGAGAATCGGCCGAGCAAGTGCCTCCGCTTCGTGCCCTTTGTCGAAGAGGTTTTTCTGCACCCACCACGACACGTCTCGATCGAGGCCTGTCTTTTTTGCGTGCAGCAGTTCGGTGCGCTTCATCTGTTTCGAGGCGCCCATCATCGCCGGTGCTTCTGACGCAGTGAAGTAGTTGGCGCGGAGCGCATGCCAGGCTTCGGACCCCTGAGCGACATTGTGGATTTTCATTCTTTGTCTCCTTCAATTGGCGCGAGCGCTTTGATCTTGGCGACCTGCTCTTCGCTCAGGGTGAATTTGCTGCTGACGGTTGCGATCAGGTGATCAGGGGCGGAGCGTCCGGCCTCGACTGCGGTTTGCCATTTGGGCAGGTTTTCCGCGAGCTTCTCGTCGGGATAGGGAGGAAGTTCAGCTGGTGCCGCGCCACGTGCCGGTGACACGTCACGAATGGTTGGCGCGGATTCTTCGAGTTCATCTGGGCTGTACACGCCGAGGATCACGTCCGGGCAATAGAGGCGCGACCAGCGCTTGGTGGCGAGGTACGCCAGTTGCTGGCGAGGGTCGTCAGCCCAGAGCGTACTGTTTCGAGTGCGAGCCTGGGCAAGCAGCAACTCAAGGACTCGCGGCTCGTCTTCGCCCCGAAAGGTTGCCCAGACCTTCACGCCCAGCCCTTGCTCGTCTTCAAGCTTCCAGCCCGGGACGCGGTACTCGCCTTTGTCACCGTTCTTGATGGTGAACTTGCCGATCACCTTTTCCCAAGCGCCGTACCATTCGTAATGCAGGCGATCCAGCACCGGCGCGCAGGTAGTGATCACCGCGTTCACCAGCTGCGCTTCGTAGCCCAGCACGCCATTCACCAAATGCGTTTTCTGCGCCACGGCGAACGGATTCATTTTCCACTGCATTGCCTGCATGACGACCGCCAGACAATCCGCTGCGTTGCCGTTGAAGTGCTTCGGCAAAGTGGCACGGCCGGTCGCCATGACCTCGGCCAAGCGCATCATCTTGTCCAGGCTGTCGCCGTCCAACACCAAAGCGCTGGTACTGGTTGCGGCGTGCGGAAGAACGTGAAGGTTTCGGTCGTGCGCCACCGGCGCCACGCTTTGAGCGGACATGACTGTTCCTTGCCGCGCGGTGCGCAGCGATTGAATTCTTTGTTTATTGAGTGATGCGATCCGCGAGGGCGCTGAGAAGCATCAGGAAGGTGAAAACGCCGATGGCGGAGAAAGAGCCACGTCGGATCAGAATGCGGCGGGCAAGCTGCCGGGAAGTCATGGCCATGGCCTCAGCTGCTGCAGTACTAGTTCATGCAGCGCTTTGCCGTCACGGCTAATGCGCTGCCCTCGGAGCTGCCACTTTTTCGTGCTGGGCCAGCAATCGATCATGCGACCGTCCGGAAGCGTCAACACAACGTGGTAGCCGTTGTTGTGCTTCTTGTGGGCGAGGCCAGTACGAGACAGCCAGACGTCAAAGCGCTGCATGGCCTTAGCCTTCATTCGCTTTTTATGTCCGTCGGGGTTTGGCTCGCCGCCTTCGCCGCCGCAATTCAGGCAAGCCCGTGGATATCCGACCTCCTCGCCAATGAGCTGGCAGCAGCTCATGCAGTGACTTCCATCGGCCACGCTGTCTTCGTAAAAGCTCACGACCGAACCCTTGCCGCGATACGACCACCTTTCATGGTCACCGACAGGCGCTGCGGCAGATTGGCGACCAGATCCTCGCGCTTGCGGCCGATCACCTCGTTGAAGGGAAGGCCGAAGCCGAGCAGGGCGATCTTGTGCTCGATGTCATCGAGCTGCTCGTCGATGAGCGATTTAACCGGTGCCGTACTCATGCGTCCTCCTTGCGCCGCTGACAGGTGTCACGCAGGCGTTTGCAGTAGTGGTTGAATTCGTCGGTGGTGATGGCGCCGTCGGTGAAGAGGCGGGTGATCAGCCCCTGTACCAGCAGGCTGATGTCTTCTTCGCCGGCGGGCGCCGACACACCATCAAGGGCTTGGTCGATCAAGATGTGAGGGCTCAAAAGCCGCACTCCCGCTCTACGCGATCGCTTTCACCCTTGGCGTCGCGATATTCGTTGGCGCGCACCGCGATCAGGTCGCCGGCCAGTCTTCGAACAACCAGTGGATCGCCGCCGACGGCTTCGATGGCCCAGGTGCGCAGAATCCCGCTATCGGCGCGCCTGATCAGCTCGATCAAAATCTTCTCGATGTACCGATCTGGATCTGGGTTCGCAGCCATGTGATCCGCCAGCGCCTCCGGTAAGTGGTCGGCGTTGACCAGAACCTTGCTTCGGCCTACCGGATTTGGTGCCTCGACGTGGCGCCGATAAAGCAGATCGTCGACCGACTCGGTCAGCCATTCTTGACCTGCCTCCGTATCGAGAAAGTCGTCTTCCGGGATGGGCTTGCGTAGAGCTGACATGGTCGTCTCCAGAGTGGCGGGTGTTGATCCAACAAAACTCGGATGCACTCATCCGCTCCGCTGGTTGCCGTTGGGCGCGGAGGGGAGTGCATTCGGGTGGTGTTGGGGCTGGTGACTAACTTCCCCTGCTGACGTCTACAGATCACACAATGGAAAAGTGATAAGGAAGTTACGTGCTACGGAAGCTCATCTTGATGTTGGCCATTTCACAGTTAACTGGCTGCGCCTGGCTTGGCGCGGTTACCAGCCCGGGGTCCTATGACTGCTATGACGGCGTTCATGGTGAATACGATTTATGGATGTTTTTCGGCCCGCTCGTGTTCATCGACTTACCATTTACCTTCGTAGCAGACACTGTCTCGCTGCCGTTTTGCGCGCTTTGACCTCAGGTCCCTTCACATCCGGGCAATTGCGTCGTTGATTTCCCGTCTGGCCCTGTCGCCAAGGCCAGCCAGTGAAATCGTCATTCAGCAGCCTTGCAGTCAGCCGCCGTCATTCGATGTCCGTCTTCGCACTCAACGACACGCACGCCGCTTTTGAGTCCGCGCTCAGCGTTGAGCCTCTTCGCCTCTCGGATGCAGGCATTTAGGTCGGCGTCGGCGAAGACCTGCAGCTCTCCGCGCAGGGTGATGTGGATGACCTTGTTCATCGTCTTGCCCTCGGTTGTTTTCCCAATGCACCCGTCACCAGGTGCATCAGTGAAAAATTCTGTGTTGCTGTCCGCCCCATGCTCGGCGCCGCGGTTTCCCCACCTGGCCGGCGTCACACATTTCGTGTTCGGTGGTCTTCGCCGGCTGGCTTGCATGGTTTGGCGTCCTCCCATTTGGAGAGGCCGGCAGGTTCCAGAGCCTGCATGGAGATCGAAGTTTGTGTTTCGCACTGTTCGCTGTTTACAGCGATGCCATAAAGGCTTCCCGTTACCGGGGATCGATCCGCGAAGATTCTTGAATGTTAAAGAACGGCGCGGCTTTCGCTGCTGGGCCGGTGTTGTCGCTGCTGGCTTGAGATGAATTTAAGCAAGCTGAAATTACTATGTCAAGCATGCTGAATTAATAAATTCAGAATGCTGAAATTTTTGTCTGATAAAAAGCCCGCTCAATGGCGGGCTCGTTTAGGCATCGCAGTATTCTCGCCAGCCGATCCTTACAGTACCGCCCTCAAGATGTTCGACGCGCACACCGCAGGTTTCACCGATCTCTTGAATCACTCGCTGCCATGCCTCAGGGCTTTCGTCGTCATTTCGGGCGACAGTCACTACCTGGACTTTCTGCATTCTGGGCGCAGTTATAAGACGTTGAATGCGGCGACCGACAAGCTCATACGGGTCTCGAGATTGTGTAACTGGAAAAGCGGTAGCGGGCATTTATAGCTCCTTGCTGATACTGGATATGTATACAGTATTGATCCTTCCCAGGTTTGGCAAGAGCGAGGGGAGGGGTGAGTAACTGTCCGTGCGCCAGTTTTTGCCACGTGTTGGCGCAGTTGAACGTCACCATTCACCACAAGAGCGACGACGGGAAAGAACGGGCACTTGCCGCTTGGCGCAAATAACTCAAGGAGCCAGAAATCCGAATGTACGCTGAGGATCAGTGCGACGAACTGCTGAAGCTTGCTGACGAACCCAGGGATCCGGAGTGATGACGGGTTCGATTGGCAGGAGCTGGCGAAAGAGACGACTGCCTTCTATCCGTATGCGGTAGAAAGGCTTGAAGGCGGGGCTTAGAGGTTAGAAGCAAGAAGCCCGGCGCTGGGCCGGGCATAGTGTTAGGCAGCCACAGTGGCTCTAGGAATTTTCGCATCAGGTACAGAAATGCCTTCTTTGAAGAACATAACCTCATCGCCTACATATCGCGCTTGGGCGGTGTAGTGAAGTCCGTAAGTCAGTGCTTCGTTCTGGCTGTACATTTCGCAGATTTCTGGTGCGCTATCGTACGAGACTACCCATGGTCTCTTGAAGTCAGGCGACTGCAGTAATTGAGCGATTTGCAGATGGTCATCGTGCTTATAGAAATTTCGGTATAGGCCACGCCCCTTAACGTAATAGGGCGGATCAAGGTAGATCAGCGATTGGTCGGGCAGAAACTCTGCTGCTCGGCCGAGCAAAAGAAATGCATCCTCGCAATATACCGAAATCCGATCTGCATTCAGCGCGATTCGTTCAAGCCTGGCAGCAATCATTTCTTTGCTAAACCGAGCGTCAAGTTTGTAGGCGCCGGTCTGTGCCTTCCCCCCGATAACTCCACCCTTGAGGATGCCTGATCGGTTCGTGCGGTTCACAAAAAGTGTTGCAAAGCCCCTCTGCGCAAGGGATAGGTCAGGCGCTTGTTCAAGCATCACTGAACGCCAGTGATGCCATTGCTCCATAGTGATTGGCGTGTCCCTGAGAAGCTTTAAGATTCCGTCCGGATCGGCAGTCGCGGCTGACCAAAAGGCGAATACGGCCGGATCGAGATCATTAATATGGATATGCGTCGCGTGTCCCTCGAACAGAAGCTCAAGGGCAACGCCGGCCCCGCCGGCAAATGGTTCGAGATAGTGTCCGCCCTCCAGGCCATTAGCCCGCATCACCTCTGCGATGAAAGGCGCGAATCGAGCCTTACCGCCAGGGTAGCGTAGGGGGCTATACAGCTTGTTGGAGTACATTTGGTCTCATCCTTTGAGGTGTGCGCAACCTCAGTTTAACGGCCGGCAGTATACTTGGCCAGCCCTATTCGGAAACCTTGGATTTGGTTTTTTTCAAGTCTTCTGGGTCATCGAGAGCCTTAAGCATTGCCGGGTCAATGCCGAAGCCATTCACCATTGCGTTACGGAGCCCTTTCCTTAACGAACTTCTGAACTCCTCGCACAGCTCGGGGTGATGCTTTGCCCAAGCCCTGTAAGGATTATTCGCTGCGCCCCCTGAGACCATGCTCAGAAACGTTTTGTCATTCGCAAAAAGCTTGAAATGACTTCGCAAGCGCTGATCCTCTGGGCCGGATGACTTGCTGTGCGCAGAAACGAGCTTTGCCATATCTATTTTTTCGTCAGCAGGATCAATTGCTAATGTGTCGGCAAGCTTCTGGCACAAAGATAAAAATACCGGCTTTGTGAAACCTAAACGGTTTTTCCAATATGCGTCGTCTGGCGCAAGATTGTAAAGGAACTCGAAGATAAGTTGATCTGGCGGAAGATTGCCAGGTAGTTTGAGAATGCTATCAAATTCTTTTGTGCCTTCCACATCTCCATCGAGGATGATTAGGCTTTTTATACGAAATTCCGGAATCTTTCGCTTTACGAGTTTGATGTACTCAGAGCAGCCTAGCGCTATATCTTTAAGTGGGTTAGTTATCTTATTAATTGTCCTGTCTGTAATAATTGCTGCGTAAAAATCACTCGCTTCTTTGTCTTCAAAGTATAGATTTATTTGAGGTAATAAATCGGTATCAATTAGGATTGGCTGGACGTGAAGATCCGCATAAATTTGTGGCCAAGTTACATTCTCAAAAATCTGTATCGGACCATAGCTATCGCTCAAATAGATATTTTGATAATTGGCGCTATCGAGGAGGCTGAGCTTTTGAATGTCTTCGATCATCGTCGGAGAGTGGGATGTCATAATAACTTGAATATTTAAATCTTTGCACTCTTCTGTAAGAATTTGGATTAGTTGTCGTTGTGCTGCGGGAAACAAGCCTGCGTCAGCTTCGTCGATTAGTAATAAGCCGCCCTTGTATTCAGGGTATTCAGCCTTCAGCTTTCTGAAAGAAAATATGGCTAGTAGTATTTGGCCCGCATTATCCTCGCCCGCTGAAACCGAGTCGTGGTCATAGTTTGTACCGTGGGCAGCAGCAGATTTAATCGTGCCAGTTGTCGCTGTTACAGATGTTGCTGATCTTTTGCTGAGTAGTCTGTTGCTCAGCGATACAAACTCACGCCTGTTTTCAGCGAGGAAGTCTATATCATGCTCCGCATACTTCGCTCGCTGAGATATAGGCGTTAGTCGCTTAAGACTTAAATAAATAACTGGGTGCGTTGCATTCCTGCTCGTGTTTTCACCTTCGGATAGCGTGTTTCCCCGAACGATTGGCCGTGGCTTATTCCTGTCTTTGGAATCATATAGTTTAAGAGTTAACTCGGCCTCGGCAGATGTGTATCCGTCGTAAATTGATACTGAGGTCTCCATTGAGTCTGGCCTGTCAAATTTCTTAGAAAGGCGAAAATGCTCAGAAACTCGAGATTCAAATTTAGCGCCAGTCAGCGTTTGGAATGACAGTTGCTCGTCTTTAACGTAGTCTTTTTCAAAGCTAAAAACTTGAGCGGCTATTCCTAGTATTGATGATTTTGACGTGCCGTTTTTACCGCAAAGTAATGTTATTCGTTTGCCGAGAGGGATGGCTAGGTTTTTAAGTCCGCGAAAATGAGTAATATTAATTTTTTGCACGTATGAGAAATCATTGTCGGTGCGTTTTTTATTACTCATTCTTGCCTTCCCTGAAATTCTATACGAGATATTTACGTTCTTTTTTTCTGCCCACAAATCGCCTGAGTACATGAGCGTTTAGTTTTCTAAGCCTTTTCCCGCGCAATTCTTCCCGCCTTCACCTCATTCGCATAGCCGCGAAGCTTTTCCTGCTGAGCACCTAGCAGCGCACCCATCTTCATCAAGGTAACGGCTTCATCAGGTGACCGCGCACACCCGGCAATTGCAGTCAATTCGGTTACTGACCAGCCGATGATCGCCATAGCGTCCTCCAGGTCGTAGAACAGCTCTTGCTGCGCGGTTCTTGGGCCATCGAGCTGCTGCATCAGATCTGTCATCTGCCGGTGTTTCCTATGTAGTAGGGTTTGCGCTATCAGCTCAAGTGATCACTGAGTAGCGACATGGTCAGATTACCGATGAATGCTGGGCTTTATCAGAACTTCTGCAGCGCACGCACCACTATGCCAACGATCCGACAATTCTCGTCGAACGGTTCAATCGGATAGCCAGGGTTCAACGGCTTGAGGAACAACCTCCCGCCGTCGCTGACGAGCTTCTTGAATGTGGCTTCGTTGCTATCTGGCAGCTTAGCTACGACCAGCTTACCCGGCGCGACCTCAGCTTCGGTGTCGACGAGAATTAGGGTGCCTTCCGTGATGCTCTGGCCGGCGGGTGCCGTCATTGAGTCGCCTTTGACTGTTAGCCAGAATGCGGGGCCTTTGGAGTCGTACTCCGAAAACTCATAGTTGTCCGAGAAACCGGTCGGATAGGGTTCAACAGCTTCAGACCATGCGCCGGCGGCAACCCAGCTAATTACTGGGTAGCGGAATTTCTGCTCTCGCATGTCAGCATCACCCAGATTTCCTGGCACGCCGCGCTTTCGCTCCGGACCTCGACCAACGCCAAGCCACTCAGCTTCGAAGCCAGTGGCATCCGCGAGGGCGTAAAGATTTTCTGGTCGGAGGCTTTTGCTCTCACCAGTAATCCATTGAGTGACTGCAGAGTTTGCAACACCGCATAGCGCTGCAATCTCCCCTTTCTTTTTCCCGCTGAGCTGTATGGCTCGGGCAATACGTTCATGTCTTTCCATGGACTCAATATTAAGTTAACTGAATTTAAGCATGCAGTAGGAAAAAATCCATGTTGACCCATTAAATTAAGCATGCTGAAATTGCGTCAGAGTCGAACGAGGATGCGAAATGAATACGCATGAAGTCGCCGAATTTTTCGGCAGCAAGACAAAACTGGCGCAGGCCTTAGGCATACGTCCAAGCGCCGTGACGATGTGGGGAGAAACAATTCCCGAATCCCGGCAATACCAGATTCAGGTGCTTTCCAAGGGCAAGTTCAAGGCAGCGAAGAAAGCTCAGGCTGCCTGATATCTATGTCCGCGGATTCATTGAAGTCAGATTAGAAGAGAAAAGTCCCTATGGAAACGTCCAGTTCCAGACACACCGTACAACCCCGTGATCAGGTCCTGGTCGCCCACGCCCAAAACCAGATCGCCCGAACCAGCTTGAGCCAAGACGATTTCGCCCAAGCGCTGAGTCGCGAGCTGCACCTATCGATTCCTGAGCGCGCTAAGAAGAAGGAAGTTCCTGACTTCAATTCGCCAGAGCTGACCGGCGAGGTAAGCGAGTTCGTGAAGGCGACAGGCCGCTGGTTGAAGCGCGTGCAGCGCTGGCTTTCGGGCGATCAGGAAATGCCGTCTTGGCTGGAAGAGTCCTGGGTGAATGCTCTGGAGCCAGAATTCCGTGATCACTGCATCAATGAACTGGCGGGGCGTCACGGACTGATCGGTGCCCGCCAGATGCAGAACGACCAATGCGCCAACAGAAGCTTCGGTGCACTTATCCGTGCTTTGGGCGACGTGATCGATACCGGCAGCGAAGTTTTTGACGACCAGGTGATGTGCGAAGAGGACCTTCCGCACCTGCCAGCGTTCGCTGAGCAGTGCCGCCAGGTAGAAGCGCGGGCAGGGGAATTGGGCCGGAAGGCAGAAGCCCTGATCGCGAAACACCGACTGAATTTGAAGATCGCCTGAACAGCGTGCACAAAAAAGCCGACGGAGAAGGTCGGCTGATTCGCAAAACTAGAGAGGCCCGATTATGCAGAGCCAACACAATTCGAGCAATACCCCGAACAATGTCGCGACACGTTTTCAAAATTCGAAAAACGTGTCGCGCATCTATTTCTTTGCTCCTAGCGTCAGGAACACCTGACATGCAATTCACCGTCACGATCAATCAGGTGAAGGCGCTGGAGTGGGGGCTGAATTCTCAGCAGGCCCTGCTGTTCGCCTTCGTCTACGGCTGCCCGAGCTGGACCAAGCCAATCAAGACTGACGACGGGATCTTCTTCGCGCTGAGCAAGGCAAAGATCACCGAGGAGCTGCCGCTACTCACTGATAAGCCAGACACTGCCTACCGCATGCTGAAGGCCCTGGAAGAAGCCGGTTTGATTGAGCTTTCCAGCACTTCGAACATCACTCTGTTTCGCCTCACCGAGAAAGCAATCGAGTGGAACCAGAAGCTGGATGGGTCGGAAAAATATCCGACCCCACCAAAGAACGAAGGTCGGAAAAAAATCCGATCTACCTCGGAAAAAAATCCGAGCAAGGTCGGAGAAAAATCCGAGCAAGGGTCGGAAAAATTTCCGACAAATCAGGATACCAATCATCAGGGTACCAATCAGAATACCAGTCAGGACTTGCAAGGCAGCCCGGACAAGCCGGCCCGCAATCTGGTGCTGGTGGTTGATCGTACCGATACGCCACGGGTTGAGATTCCCGCCGACATGCCTGGCCCGAAAGACCAGTCCTGCAAAACCTTCAAGGTCTGGGCGAACTACGCCATGGCCTACCGCAAGCGCTACAGCACCTGGCCGGTGTGGAACGCCAAGGTTGGTGGCCAGCTCGGTCAACTGGTCGACCGCCTCGGTGCCGATGTCGCTCACCACGTCGCTGCACACTTCCTGAAAACCGCCGATGCCGCAGTGCTGCGCAAGTGCCACAGCCTCAACGAACTGCTGGCCAACGCCGAGAGCTACCACACCCAGTGGGTGACCGGTCAGCGCATCAACGGGACTACCGCACGCCAAATGGAACGCACCGAGGCGAATGTCTCCGCCGCCGAACAGGCCGCGCAAATAGTTTTGGCCAATCGCCAAGCAGGGGAGCGCAATGAATACCTTTGAAATGAACGATCAGCAGGTCGCCGGGCTTGCTGCTGCGATCTGTGCCACCGCTGAAGCCATGGGTCAGGAAATGAATCCAGGCACCGCGGCGATGATGGCGGAAGACCTATGCGCTTACTCAGTGCCCACCGTGAAAGCCGCGCTGAAGGCCTGTCGCTTCGAGGTGAAGGGCAAGCTGGCGATGGCTGACATTCTCCAGCGCGTGCAGGCCGCTGACGGTCGCCCGGGCAAAGACGAAGCATGGGCGATCGCCATGACTACGAACGACGAGTTCGAAACCGTGGTGCTGACCGACGAGATCCAGCTTGCGCTGGCTGCCGCAAAACCGATTCTCGATGCCGGCGACAAGGTCGGTGCGCGCATGGCGTTCATTAGCGCCTACGAGCGTTTGGTGATCCGGGCTCGCTCGGATGCGGCTCCGCCAAGTTGGAGCGTATCGCTCGGCCATGATCCAGTTCGGAGGATCACTGCGATTGAGTCGGCTGTGCGTATGCAGCTAATTAGCCAGCAAGCAGGCGATCAGCATCTAACAGATCTGCGCGTTTCAGCAGTTAGCGCTGACGGCCAGGCCATTGCCGGATTGCTGACAGGGCGAGTGGTCGAGGCCTCTCCAAGAGTGCGAGAGAAGTTGGCAGAAGTCCGCTCGATCATTGAAGGCAACCAAAAACAGCAGGCACGCCAAAGGCTGAAAAAAGCTCAAGCAGCGCGAGTCGACATATACCTGCGCCGGCGCCGATTTCGCGCACAGGTCGCAGCGTTGCAAGGAAAGGAAACCAGCAGATGACCATTGATAAAAAGAAGCTCCAGAAGCTGCTGTGGGCTGAACCCGCATCGTGGAGCGCGGACTGCGCCGACTGGAAGCGCAACACCGAGGCGTTGCAGGAATTCCTCGGCGAAAAAACCGTGGAGGAGGTGTCGCTCGAGCTGCTGGCCGAGAACGAGGCGCTGCGTAATGCGCTGAGTGGCGTTCGTGATTCTGTGCAGCGCGAATACTGGGATGAATACGCGGGGTTTGAAGGAACTCGCGCGATCCTCGACACCGCCTTGAGCCAGGCGGTACAGCCATGAACCCCGAATACACAATCCGTGACCAGCGCGACATCAACCGCCTCGCCGGTGTGCTGCACGCCATCGACCTGAGCAAGCCGAAGGTAGTTGTGATCCGCGACGAGAAACGCCCGGACATCTGCAACCGCAAGATGTGGGCAATGCTCAAGGACGTATCCGAGCAGGTCATCTGGCACGGCAAGAAGCTGAGCAGTGAGGACTGGAAGTGCCTTTTCAGCGCCTCTCTGGAGAAGCAGCGCGCGGAGCCTGGCCTCGACGGTGGCTTCGTCGTGATGGCCGTGTCGACCCGCAAACAGTCGCAGAAGTGGTTCAGCGATCTGTTCGAGCTGATGCATGCCTTCGGCGCCGAGCATGACGTGAAGTGGAGCGCAACTGACCACTGGGACGGCCGCTATGACCAATAACTTTAAGCCGGGCGATCTGGCGCTCACTCTCATTTCCAGCTTCGGTTTTGCCGCAATGACCACGGTGAAACTCGACATGTTCCTGCGCAAGGGGCAGACCGCTCAAGAACCTGATGGACGCCTGTTTACTCCAAAGTTTGACGGCTGGGTTGTCTATCGAGATGGGGAGGCCGGCGGTGGTTTCTTCCGTCCTGAGCACTTGATGCCGCTGCGCGGCGACTTCACCCCAGAGCAGCAGAAAGCCAAGGAGGCTGAACCATGCGCGTAGCCCACAAGGAGAAGAAGGCCCCGAAGCCGAAGAAGTGCAAGAACCCAGCGTGCGGCATCAGCTTCCCGCCGCAGCGATTGGGGCAGGCGGTGTGCAGCCCGAAGTGTGCGCTCGCCATGGCGCCGGCAAACGCCGAGAAAGCCCGAAAGGCCATCGCCCAGATCGGTCGACGCGAGATCAAAGTCCGCAAGGAGAAGCTGAAGACCAGGGCGGATCACTTGCGCGAAGCCCAGACGGCCGTCAACGAGTACGTCCGTCTGCGTGACTCGCAGTTGCCGTGCATCAGTTGCGACTCGATGCCGAACGACAGCGACCTCATGACCGGCAGTCGCTGGGACGCCGGCCACTACCGATCCGTCGGCGCCTGCCCCGAGCTGCGATTCGAGCCACTGAACATTCACCGTCAGTGCGTGAAGTGCAACCGCAACCTGTCCGGAAACGCGGTCGAATACCGCATCCGGTTGGTGCTGCGCATCGGCGCCGAAACCGTGGCATGGCTTGAAGGGCCTCATGAGCCCCGCAAGTACGCCGTCGAAGAAATCAAAACCATCAAGGCCGAATACCGGGCCAAGACCCGAGAACTGAAGAAGGGGCAGGCAGCATGAAATTGATCAACGCACGTCAAGCGTGGACTGATGCGCAGCACGAATCAAACGCCTCAATCAGCGCTGCGGCGGCTGATCGGGCCAAGTCCGCAACCGTAGTAAGGAAAGAAAAGGCAGCACTGCGCGAGATCATCTTCGCTGCCCAGGGAGAGGACAAGGAAGAGCGCATCATGGCTGTACGCCAGAAGATCCACATCGCCGAGACGCGCCGCACGCCGATTGGTCGGTCGACACATCGCGCCGCCCACCTGGTGACCATGGGGAAGGTCCAGAAAGCGATCGAGTCCTTGCCGTTCCAGTTGCAGCAGTTGGGGCACTACCTCTACCACCCGTGCATGACCGTTGTGCACATGCTGAACGCCGAAAAGCTGATCTGGTCGGATACCGACTTCGGTGCGCTCACCGATGCTAAGGCAGCTAAGGTGCACTGCCTGATCACCTGCGCCCTGCAGTCCTACAAGGCCGAGGCGAACGGAGGTGATGCGTGGGGCCCGGCTCGAGTGTCTGACGCCATGATGAAGCTGTACGGGATAGCTATCCAGCCCAAGCATTGGGATCGGGACTGGATCGATATTTGGAATTTCCTGCGAAACGCCATCGAGGAAGTGGATATTCAGGCACAGCAACCTGTTTGGCAGGTTATTCACGCAGAGAACTCGGAGGATGCGGCATAAAGGTGTTGCTATGGTGGGGGATTTGATGTACTTTTCCCACACTGCGCAACTTACCTCCAGCGCACGACCACTTCAAAGCCTCGCCAACGTGCGGGGCTTTTTTGTGGCCGCTCGTCGAGGAAATTGCACTCCCTGTTTTCGAAACTTCTCTCAGTAGTAGTAAGCGCAGACCCTGCGCGTCTGACGGGAGAGAATCATGATCGAAGACAACAACGGCCCTGAAGCGCCATATCCAGGACCAAGCGAGCAAGCGCCTGACGCTGGCGGAAGTCATGACTCAGGTCTAGAGAAGGCAGAATCTGAGCCGAAGCAAGGCACTGACGAACGACCAGAAGATTGGAACCCACCGCCTGGAAACCCTGGCTCTGATCAAGACGCCCAGACAGGGCGCGGTAATGGCGGTGCGGCTCTTACTGATGATTCGAACTCGGTCGACCAGCGCGATGATGCGAAGGAACCGCGCGACGCTCCGGCGTCCGATCCTGAATCCGGCGCTTGAAATAGAATTTCCCATTGCCCGCTCCGTGCGGGCTTTTTATGCGACAAATTGCGCTAGCCCCGCATATCGCGGGGCTTCGGAACAATCAATTCACTTCCTCATCGCGCGCTTAATTCGCATCCAGTCCTGATATGCGGCCGTTCGTTTTGCATCTGCAACAGCTTTTGCTTCAGAGAAGCGCGCCCAGGCTTCAGCACTTCCGCGGTCGTACTGAATGATCCTATAAGCAGCTTCATCGAGCGCGTCTGCTTGACGAAAAAGCTCGGTGTTGGCAGCTATCTCGTCGTCCCAATAACGCTCATCTCTAAAGCCCAGAATGCTCTCGGTCATTGGAGTGCTCCTCGTCCCAGGTGAGAGCTGATGACTCTCGCCACCGAACATCTGTAACGCCAAACCTTTCCGCCATAGGCTTGGAAAAACGTTTAAGCGGCGGCCGGCCTGGCTTGGGTATTGGAACGAGGCCTGCGTCGCAGCTCGCCCACTGCCACGCTTCCGTGTTGTTCATCAGCTTCGTTCGAATGATGAATGACTTCGGCTTCCCGTGAAGTCTGTATTCAATTACGAAAAGATCTATCGGTTTCATGAGTCCTCCTATTGCTCATGAACTAATGATTTTTGGTAGACGAAAAAATTCAAAGAATTGTCCGACAATCCTTAACGGACTGATTTGGATAAAAATTCCGGCCTACGCCATCGCGTAGCCCTTTTGTTTTCGGCTCCGCCACACCCATCGCCTCAAGCTGGGAGTGCTGCTCGAGCCGTCTCAAATCGACGGGTGAATTCCCACCCATTGATCACCACTCCCTGACGGGGAGGAACCGAGATGCCAAACATGCCAGACAAACCAGACACATGGGCGATAGCGCTTGCGTGGTTGAGCCAGCATTCGCCGATCCTCTATGCGGCTGCGCTGTCCTGCGCCATGGCCGTCTTGAGGATCACTTACGGTGGCGGCACACGTCGCCAGATGCTGGTGGAAGGCGCCATCTGCGGCGGCCTGACACTGACCATCATCAGTGGCCTAGATTTCTTCGGCCTGCCACAGAGCATGGCCACGTTTGCTGGTGGCTGGGTTGGCTTCCTAGGTGTGGAGAAGATCCGGAACATCGCGGATCGGGTGACTGACTTCAAGCTACCGGCCCGCAAGGCCGAGTAAGTCGCGACACGTTTCGCGAATCAGCAAATTGTGTCGCGACACGCGACGAGGAGAGCAGCATGGATAACCAGCACAAGAAGATCACCGGCTACCGCGACCTGACCCAGTCCGAAATCGACGGTATGAACTCGATTAAGGCTCTGGAAGCTCACGCCGGCGAACTGTTCAAGCAGATCGGCCAGATTGAAGGCGTTGACCCTCGGCTGCTGGCGTTGGCCAAGACCAATCTCCAGCAGGGCTTCATGTGGTTCGTGCGCTCAATTGCCAAGCCTGCCGATCCCTTCAATTGAAGGCGCATAGCAAAAGCTGGCTCCTATCCGATAAAGTTACGCCTCCCATCGCCAAGGAGGTTCAGATGAGCAGGCTCCCGTTTGAAGTGAAGCCCACGGTATTTGTTGAGCCAGTTGAAGTGAATAGGGGCGCTATGAGCGATCAGGACGAGGCTAACAACTACGCTCAGTGTCGGCATGGTTTGTTCTACCGGTACACTGATGAGGAGTACGACAACATCGTGCGTTTGATGAGAGATTCTCCCGGATTTCCGACCATAAATGGGTGCAAAGTAGTCTTTCACTCTCCCAGAGGCTCTAAAGCCTGGACACCACTACGTTGACTAGTCCCCGCTTCCTGCGGGGATTTTTTTAATCATTCGACTTGGCTCGCCCACAGAAGCAATTCAAAGCTCTTAATTCTTCCTCGACACGCGCTAGGTGGGCTAATGAACAGACCTCAACCTCCGGCCGATCTCTGCGACACACTTTGTCTCACCGTGCGACCAGCACTAGAAGTGTGGGAGTGGATAAGCAAGGAAATCCTTGCCGACACAGGAAGCATCTATAACGCAGACCATGCCCACTTACTGGATGCAGACATCCGGGTCATGTGGGCGTCTGCTGCCTTCACGAAGAAAGGGCGGACGGTTGTGGGGCAGGCCGAACAGGTCGCCTTCCGCGCAGGTGGCTGGCAGAAAGCACGGATGGAGCAGCAGATGCTGGATTGGTTCGGCGACGTGCCAGCCTACATCATCACTCTGGCTGCCGATTATTGCGCCCAGTGCAGCGACGCTGACTTCTGCGCACTGGTGGAGCATGAGCTCTACCACATCGCCCAGGCGACCGATAAGTACGGTCAGCCAGCTTTCACCCAGGAAGGATTGCCCAAGCTTGAGATGCGCGGACACGACGTTGAAGAGTTCGTCGGTGTGGTGCGTCGCTACGGCGCAAGCCCGGCGGTTCAAGAGCTGGTGGACGCTGCAAACAATCCTGCTGAGGTAGGGAAAATTAACATATCGAGGGCCTGCGGAACCTGTCTGCTCAAGTCGGCCTGATCCTTGACAGGACCTTGACGGAATAAACCCATATGGCAGCCCTGAAAGATGAGGTGAAGCGCTTCATTGTGCAGGCGTTGGCCTGTTTTGATACGCCGACTCAGGTAGTGCAGGCGGTCAAGGAAACATTCGGCGTCGAGGTGTCTCGCCAACAGTGCGAGCAGTACGACCCAACGAAACACGCTGGCCGTGACCTTGGCGTGAAGTGGAAAGCGGTGTTTGAAGATACCCGCAAGCGCTTCCGCGAGGAGACGGCAGAGATCCCGATCGCCAACCGAGCATTCCGCCTTCGCGCCATGAACCGGTTTGTCGAGCGGGCCGAGACGATGAAGAACATTGGCCTCGCCATGCAGATCCTCGAGCAGGCCGCAAAGGAAGTTGGCGACGTCTACGTCAATCGTCACCGGAAGGATGAGCCTGACGATGAGCCGGCGATCCCGACGCGCATTCAGGTCGACGTAGTGGACGCGAGGAAGCCGAATGCCGAGCCTTAACGTTCCGCAGTCGCAGTTCCTCTTGTTGCCCCATAAGTTTCGCGCATTCGTTGCTGGATTCGGCTCCGGAAAGACCTGGGTCGGATGCTCGGCGCTCAGCAAGCATTTCATGGAGTGGCCGGGCGTCAACGCTGGTTACTTCGCTCCGACTTACCCGCAGATTCGAGACATCTTCTATCCCACGATGGAGGAGGTGGCCTACGACTGGGGGCTGAAGACCAAGATCAACCAGGCGAACCATGAGGTTCACATCTACAGCGGCCGGCAATATCGCGGCACTGTGATTTGCCGGTCGATGGAGAAGCCGCAAACCATCGTCGGCTTCAAGATCGGTCACGCTCTGGTTGATGAGCTGGACGTGCTGACGTCGATCAAGGCTCAGCAGGCCTGGCGCAAGATCATTGCCCGGATGCGTTACAACCTACCCGGGCTGAAAAACGGCGTAGACGTGACCACGACACCGGAAGGCTTCAAGTTCGTCTTCCTCCAGTTCGTGAAGCAGTTGCGCGACAAGCCGGCGCTGAAGGAGATGTATGGCCTTATCCAAGCCAGCACCTTCGACAACGAACTGAACCTGCCTGACGACTACATCGCCTCGCTGATGGAGTCGTACCCAGAGCAGCTGATCCGGGCGTACCTGAATGGACAGTTCGTCAACCTGACGTCCGGATCTATCTACCACGCTTACGACCGCATGCTGAACCAGTGCTTCGACACGGTGCAGCCCGGTGAGCCTTTGTTCATCGGCATGGACTTCAACGTTGGCAAGATGGCGGCGATCACCCACGTCAAACGTGACCAGGGCCTGCCGCGCGCCGTGGACGAGTTGATGGATGGCTACGACACGCCAGACATGATCCGCCGGATCAAGGAACGCTATTGGGAACACACCGGCAACGACTTCAGAAAGACCTGCGAGATCCGGATCTACCCGGACGCCTCCGGCGATTCGCGTAAGTCAGTTAATGCCAGCCTCACCGATATCGCCATGCTCAAGCAGGCAGGCTTCACGGTCATCGCCCCGGCGGCCAACCCACCGGTGAAAGATCGGATCAACGCCATGAACGCCATGTTCTGCAACGCGCAGGGCGAGCGGCGGTACCTGGTCAACCCGTTTACCTGTCCGACTTATGCCGACGGCCTTGAGCAACAGATCTGGGCGCCGAACGGCGAGCCGGACAAGAGCCAAGGGAACGACCACGCCAACGACGGCGGCGGTTACTTCATTCACCGCGAGTACCCGATTATCAAACCGGTCACCGCTATCAAAATGGGATACGCCCGATGAGCAACGACGTCTCCTTCAAGCGGGCGGACTACATCGAAGTGCTGGATCGCTGGGCAACCGTGCGCGACGTTTGCGCTGGTCAGCACAGGGTTGTTGACCGACTGCCGTACATCAACGCTCACGACAAGTCGCCGGAGAACGTAGACCGAAACAAGGCCTATCGCGAACGGGCGGTTTTCAAGAACGCCACCGGTCACACGCGCAATGGCTTGCTCGGTTTGGCATTTCACAAAGACCCGACGTTGACGGTAGCCAAGAAGATGGAGTACTTGCAGGACAACGCCAACGGTTCCGGCGTGAGCATCTATCAGCATTCGCAAGGCACGCTGGAAAAGGTGCTCGAGGCTGGACGGCATGGTCTGTACGTCGACTATCACCAAGACGCCGGCGCCGGTGGGCACTCGGTGATCCTGTCGTACTGCGCTGAAGACATCATCAACTGGCGTACGGGCATGGTGAATGGACACTGCGTGCTGACCTTGGTGGTGCTGCGCGAATCGCCGGAAATCGAAGACGGTTTCGGCTTCAAGGTGGTAGAGCAATACCGGGAACTGGCTCTCGAGGATGATGGCTTTGTCTGCCGCGTTTGGCGCCGATCCGGGCCGAAGGGTGGCGGGCCGCTGGCCGTTGTGCAGGAATTCAAACCCACCGGCGCCGCCGGCCGCCTGAAGGAGATCCCGTTCACCTTCGTAGGCGCACAGAACAATGACCCGAGCATTGACGAGTCACCGCTCTACGACATCGCCATGATCAACCTGGGCCATTACCGGAACAGCGCCGACTACGAAGATAGCGTCTTCTGGTGTGGCCAGGCTCAGCCATGGATTTCCGGTTTGGATGAACAGTGGCGCGACTGGATGGAGAAGAACGGCGTCTACGTCGGCTCCCGCGCGCCGATGATGCTGCCAACAGGTGGCGCCTTCGGTTATGCCCAGCCGCTGCCGAACACGTTGGTGAAGGAGGCCATGGCTGACAAGAACCAGATGATGATCGAACTCGGCGCCCGGATGGTTGTGGCTTCTCTCTCGTCCAAGACGGCGACCGAAGCACGCGGCGATCAGTCCGCATCAACGTCAGTGCTCGCCGGCTGCGTGGCCAACGTCAGCGAGGCCTATACCCGGGCGATCATGTGGTGCTGCACCTACATGGGCGTCGACGACGCGAAGGTTGCGTACCAGATCAATCAGGAGTTCGTGGAGCTGACGGCTGATCCACAGATGATCACCGCACTGGTTGGCCTCTGGCAGAACGGCGGTTTCGCCAAAGCAGATCTTCGAGCCTATCTGCGTAAGTTGGGCCTGATCGCGCCCGAGCGCACAGACCAGCAAATCGACGGTGAGCTGGATGAGCAGGGCGACGGCTTGGGTCTGGATGACGAGGACAAAGTAGATGGCGGCAAACCAAGCAATCCTTGACGCCACGATTCGGCACGCGGTCTTCCTCGAAAAGCTGAAGGCAGGGGAGGTCGGCAAGTTCGCCCCCTTCCTGAAGGAGATCGACCGCTCTATTCGCGACAGGCTCACTCAATCGGATCTGACCGAGTACAACGTGAAGCGGCTGGAGGCGCTGCTGAAGGAGGTCGATAGCTTGCTTCTGGGCATATTCGATCGCTACAGCGTGCAACTGAACCTCGACCTGATCGATATCGCCAACTATGAGGCTGAGTTTGAGGCATCGAGCCTGGCTCGCTCGGCGCCGGTTGGTGTCTCGTTGGATGTGGTTGCGCCGACGGCAGCGGCTATTCGCACCGCGGTGCTGACCAACCCTCTCAGTGTGCGCGGCACCGGCGGCGGCAAGCTGCTGAAGTCGTTCATCAAGGGTTGGACCAGTGCTGAGCGGGAGCGCGTCACCGGCACGATTCGGCAGGGCTTCTTCGAAGGGCAAACGAACTTTCAGATCATCCGCAACATTCGCGGTACGAAGCTGGCCAGTTACAAAGACGGCATTCTCGCCACCACCAACCGCAATGCCAGCACGGTGGTGCACACCGCTATTCAGCATGTGTCGTCTCAGGCGCGCATGGAGGTGGCCAAGGCCAACACGGACATCGTGTCAGAGGTTGAGATGGTCGCCACGCTGGACAGCAAGACCAGCCAGCAGTGTCGATCGATGGATAAGCGACGGTTCCCGGTGGATTCTGGGCCGAGGCCACCGTTTCACCCGAATTGCCGAACCACATTCGTGATGCTAACCAAGCTCAGCGAGATGTTCACCAAGGGCGCCACTCGGGCTTCGGTCGGAGCTGATGGAGCAGGGCAGGTTAGTGCGAGCCTCGACTATTACCACTGGCTTCAGCAGCAACCAGCTTCGTTTCAGGACGTGGCAATTGGGCCAGTGCGGGCGAAGCTTTTTCGCGAGGGCGGACTGAGTGTTGAGCGCTTTGCGGAGTTGCAACTCGATCGGAACTTTGCACCACTTACTCTAGCGCAGATGAAGGGGTTGGAGCCGTTGGCATTCGAGCGTGCAGGATTACTTGACCTATAGTGCCTTTGATGTCAGTTTTTTTCGAAATCTAAGGACAGGACGGTTTTTATGCTAAGTAATATTGCTGAGGTGGATAGAGAAGTCGTTCTTAATTTTGCATATGATTTTTTATGTGAGTTTAATCCTTGTCTTTCTCGAAGGTCTTCGATATTTAAGTCATATAATAAAGGGCTTTGTGAGTTTAAGGACATTTTACATGATCTAGTCCATAGGCGGAGAGCGACCAAAGAAGTCGCTAACTCGCTGTTTCTGACTCTACTTCTTATTAGGCGCAACGAAATCCTCAGGTCAAATATAACGAGAGAAAATATAGAATTTGCCTTCTCGTTAATTATCGATCGTTCGAAGGTCTCAAGAAGGGATCTGCGACGAATTTGTAGAATTATGGTTGCGCACTATAGGATTGAAAGAGCTGCAAATTCAGGTGGCGCCTTTCAAATTTTTTCTAGTTTATGTGAGTCTGGTGCGGCGAGTGAATATGAAAAATTTATGGCTTCCATGGTAGATCATGTCGAGGTTTTGGAAATGTATTACGACTTCCAATTAAGCTGATTGTATCTGAATACCTATAACCCGCTTCGGCGGGTTTTTTTATGCCTGCAAAGCGGGCAAAACAACCCAAGGGGTGCATCAACGTGGCAGAAGAAAACGAAATCGACCTGGACAATCCGGCAATCAAGGCCGCTATCGCGACTGCCGCTGAAGCTTCCGTTTCTGGCCTGAAAACCAAGAACACCGAGCTGCTGGGCAAACTGAAAGACACCACCGGCAAGCTTACTCAGTTCGAAACGCAGTTCGAAGGCATCGACATCGACGCCGTCAAAGGCCTGCTCAGCCGGGCCGGTCAGGATGAAGAAACCAAGCTACTGACAGAGGGCAAGGTCGACGAGGTGTTCAACCGACGCACCGAACGCCTGCGCGGCGACTACGACAAGCAGTTGAAGACCGTTACCGCGCGGGCCGAGAAGGCCGAAGCATTCGCTGCCAAGTTTCAGGGCAAAGTCCTGGGCGATTCGGTGCGCGGTGCTGCACTGAAAGCCGGCGCACTGCCGGAAGCAACCGACGACATCATCCTGCGCGCCAAAGGCGTGTTCTTGCTGAACGAAGAGGGTGAAGCGGTCGCCGTTGATGAATCCGGCCAGGTCATCCTCGGCAAAGACGGCAAGACCCCTCTGACTCCGCTCGAATGGGCGGAATCCCTGCGCGAAAGCGCACCTCATCTGTGGCCAAGGGCTTCAGGAACACAAGCCCCGGGCGGGGGTGGCGGCCAGGCTGCATTCAAGCGCTCCGAAATGACTGCCGAGCAAAAGCGCGACTACCAGCGCAAGCACGGCCAAACCGCATACCTGCAACTGCCCAAGTAAGGGGATTCACCCATGGCAACGACTGTTAACAGCGACCTGATCATCTACAACGATGAGGCGCAAACCGCATACCTGGAGCGTGTCCAAGACAACCTCGATGTGTTCAACGCATCGTCAAATGGTGCGATCGTGCTCGACAACGAGCTGATCGAAGGCGACTTCCGCAAGCGCTCGTTCTACAAGATCGGCGGCTCGCTGGAACATCGCGACGTCAACTCCACTGGCAAGGTGACCGCGAAAAAGATCGGCGCTGGTGAGGCCGTTGGCGTCAAGGCACCTTGGAAGTACGGCCCGTACCAGACTACCGAAGAGGCGTTCAAGCGCCGTGGTCGTCCGGTCGACGAGTTCTCCCAGATCATCGGCGCCGACGTTGCCGACGCAACACTGGAAGGCTTCATCCAGTACGCCACTGCTGCGCTGCGTGCTTCAATCAGCTCCAACACTGACATGGTGGTTTCGGCCAACATCGAAACCGACGGCAAAAAGACCCTGACCCGCGGCATGCGCAAGTTCGGTGACAAGTTCGGGCGCATCGCGCTGTGGGTCATGCACTCCAGTGCTTACTTCGACATTGTCGACGAGGCGATCGCGAACAAGGTCTACGAAGAGGCGGGCGTCGTCATCTACGGCGGCCTGCCAGGCACTCTCGGTAAGCCGGTGCTGGTCACCGACACCGCCCCGGCCGATGTGATCTTCGGCTTGCTGCCAAACGCCGTGGTGATCACCGAGTCGCAGGCGCCGGGCTTCCGTTCGTACGCGGTGAATGACGAAGAGAATCTGGGTATCGGCTATCGCGCTGAAGGCACCGTCAACATCGATGTTCTCGGCTACAGCTGGAAGGAAACCGCCGGCGGTGCGAACCCAACGCTTTCCGCCGTGGGTTCGGCTGCGAACTGGGTCAAGCATTCCAACAGCAACAAGGTGACTGCTGGTGTGCTGATCACTCTGACCACTACGCCACCAGCTGGCGGCTGATACTTGCCCTGACAGCGGCCAGCGATGGCCGCTATGGAGATTTTATGGAACTGGTTTACTCCACTCAGAATTCGGATTTCGATCCGGAGAAGCGTTACCGCAATCCAGCGCACTTTGATCGGCCTGAAGCGGGTGTGACTCATGCAGTTGTGATCGGCGACTGGCCGAAGGTGATCAACGCATATGAGGCGCTGGGCGTCGAAGTATCGGTGTTGAAGCCTTTGATCAGCCAATCGGCTGATTTGGGTGATTTGGGTGATGCTGACACCTTTGCCAGCCTGCAGCAGGACAACGCCACACTCAGCGCCGAGCGTGACGGAATCCAGCGACTGATCGAAGCCGCCGAAGGTCTGTCGGAGCTGGAACACCCGGGCGCCGGCGAACTGCCGATCCGCCTGTTCGGCGTACTGAAAGTCATTCATGAAGGTTTTGAAACCCTAACGGGTGAACGTGACGACCTGACAGGCGAAGTTGAATCGCTCCGCGCTGAAGTCGGCCGTCTCAAGGCAGCGGCGGACCCGGTCGACAATGCCGAAAAGATCGCTGGTCTCAAAGCGAAGCTCGACGCCGCCAATGTGCCGTATCGAGCGAATGCTTCGGTAGAATCGCTCGAAAAAGCGGTTTCTGAGCTGCCGAAGGCGTAGTCATCCGGGTGCCCAACAGCGTGGCGCCCGATCCAGAACCCCACAGCGAGCTGATTCATGACTCTCATCATCGAGGACGGTACCGGCAAGCCTGACGCCGAAAGCTATGCATCCGCCGAAGACCTGGCCATGTACGCCGTGAAATTCGGCGTGACCATTCCGGTGGAAGTGCCAGCGCAGGAAGCGCTGCTGCGTCGTGCTGCGCTGGCGATGGATGGCATGACGTGGAAAGGGCGCAAGAGCAACAGCGATCAGGCGTTGTCCTGGCCTCGCCGCGGCGTCGAGCTGGATTACGAAATCAAGCCCGACAACTACTTGCCTGCGCGAATCCAGTACGGGCAGATGGCGCTGGCTGCAGAGATCCACTCTGACGACATCGACCCCATCGACAAGCGCAAAGGCGCTGTGACGCTGGAGCGTGTCGAAGGCGCGGTAACTCGCGAGTACGCGACGATCCCGAACACCAGTGGCCGTCTATTGCCGGCGGCGCCAGATCGGCCGAGCGCAACGCAGTTTGCCGATTACCTTCAGAAGCGGGGCCTATTCGCGGTCCGCGCATAGCTGAGCAGGAGCCGCCATGGCCTTCTACGACGAAATGGCCGTGATGGCTCTGGAGATGATCACAGAGTTCGGCCAGCCCGTGACTATCCGCGCAACAACCGTCGGCGAGTACGACCCGGAAACCGGTACCGCACCACCCGACAGCACTAAAGAGCAGACCGCCCAAGGCATCTTGCTCGACTTTACTGGTCAGGAATTCCAAAACAACAGCCTCATCAAGCAGGGCGACAAGAAACTGAAGATCGCTGCGCAGGGGCTGGAGTGGGCTCCCGATTTGCTGAACAAGGTGATCGTCAACGGACGCACCTGGTCAATTGTCCCGCCCTTGAAAGAGATAAACCCGGCCGGCACACCAATCCTCTACGAACTGCAGGTGCGGTCGTGAGTCGCGCGGGCGCCGGACAGTCCGGCAGCTTCGCCCTGAACCTCGCCGAATTCGCAGCCAAGGCCACTGAGGCCATCGACGCCAGTCTTCGCGAGATCGTCATCGAACTCGGTAACAGCGTCATCCGCATGTCACCAGTGGGTAATCCAGAAATCTGGGCTGCAAACGTCGTTCATCGCGTAGCGAACACCCGGGCGGCAGACGATTACGACTTCAAGGTCAACATCCGCAACACGATCATAAATCTCGATGAGTCGAACTTCACGAAGGCCGGCAAGCTCCGCAGCGGTGTGAAATACGCTAAGCCGCTGACCAAGGCTGAGCGTGAACAGAACTTCAATGTTAATGGCTTGGTGGCTGGCAAGGGCTACGTCGGCGGTCGGTTTCGCGGAAACTGGATGTTCAGCATTGGCGCGCCCGATAGCACCACGACGGAAGAAGTGGATCCGAGCGGGGCAAAATCTACGGCGCGAATCGTTGCCGGTGCCATTGAGTTCAAAGCAGGAGATACCTGCTACATCACCAACAGCCTTGGTTACGCGATTCCGCTGGAGTTCGGGCATTCCACCCAAGCGCCGGGCGGCATGGTTCGCATCACTGTAGCCCGCTTCCAGCAGATCGTGCTTGAGGCCATCAGGAACAATCAGGTATGAGCCACAACGTCATTGCTTCGATCTACGAAGCCAAGCTGATCGCCTGGGCAAAAGCGTTGCCGAATCCGCTGAAGGTCGTGGTCGAGAACGAGGCCTTTACTCCCGGCGACGACGCCACTTACCTGAGGGCTTTCACCCTACCGGCCGACACCGCGAGCAACACGCTCGGCGGTGACCACAGGCTTTTCACTGGAGTATTTCAGGTCAGCATCGTGACGCCCTCGGGCAAGTATCGCGGCGCAGCTGGAGGGCTGGCTGATCAGATCGCCGCGCTTTTCCCGCTGTATGAGCGGAACACGAAAGGGGCAATCACCGTTGTGACGTTGACCCCAGTTGACCAGGGGCCAGGCATTCCCGGCGACACAAATTTCGTAGTGCCGGTGTCCTTCCAGTACCGCGCTGACACCACAACTTAATCCGCCCATTGGGCAAACCCGGAACCCGCCATTGAGCGGGTTTTTTCATGTCTGAAAAGAGGAAAATCCCATGGCCGGCATTCAAATGCCCAACGGTGCAACCTTTGAGATTGCTTCCGCCTACGGCACAGCAATTCCATTTACCTCGCTGAGTAACGCCAACCCGGCGGTGGCCACGGCCGCAGCGCACGGCCTGGCCGAAGGCGACATCATCGCGGTTAATTCCGGCTGGACCCGCCTCGACGGTCGCGCCGTTCGCGTTGCCGATATCGCCAGCGGCACTTTCGCACTGGGTGGTGTGAACACCACTAACGTTCAGCAATATCCGGCAGGCTCCGGCGTCGGCTCTGCACGCGAAGTGACCTCATTCACCGAGATCTCGCAGATCACCGAACTGAACTCCACCGGTGGCGATCAGCAGTTCCTGACCTACGGTTTCCTGGCTGACGATGATGATCGGCAGATGCCAACCACCAAGAACCCGATCACGCTTTCCATCACGGTCGCCGACGATCCTTCCAAGCCCTATGTCGATGTCTGCGAAGCTGCGGACGATGACAAGCAGCCGCGCGTTCTGCGCCTGAACCTGCCGGGCGGCAGCAGCATCGTTTACAACGGCTATGTGTCGATCACTTCGACTCCGACCATGTCGCGCAACAACCTGATGGCCCGCGTTATCAGCGTCGCGTTGACCGGCCGTCCGACCCGTTATGCGGCGGTGGTGTAAGTCATGGCCAAGTTCAAGATTGCTCAAAACCCTACCTTCAAAGCCGACGTCGATATTCCTCGCGTCGGTGGCACCACGATCAAGGTGCCGTTTGAATTCAAGTACCGCGATCGCAAGGAGCTCGCGAAGCTTTTCGCTGGCTGGCAGGAAAGCGCGAAGGAAGATCAGGAGCGTTTCAAGGCCAAGGGTGACGACCTCACGCTGATCGAGATCACCGACTCTCACGTTGAGCGGCAGGTCGAGCAGGTGACTCAACTGGTCACCGGCTGGGGCTTTGAAGACAAGCTGAACCCTGAATCGATTCGCGCTTTGATGGAAACCTCGGCCGGCGCCGGTGATGCGATTGTCGATGCCTACCAAAAGGCCTTCTCGGCGGCCCGGCTGGGAAACTGACGAAGGTCGCCCGCCTGATGTACGAGCCTGGTCCGTCTGAGGCGGATCTGGCGGCGTTCGGCTTATCCATCTCTGACATCCCCGAGGAAGAGTGCGAAGTGTTGGCCGAAAATTGGCCGGCCTTCGTGCTCTTCAACGCCATGTCTACTCAGTGGCGCACGGGCATGGGCGGGGCAACCGGCCTTGATTACACGGCTCTTCGAGACGTATCCGACTTTGTCGGTACATCCAGAAAACAACTCAGAGAGATCTTCCCAGACCTTCAGGCTATGGAGGTCGAGGCCCTGCTCGTCATGAGCGAATCAAAGTAATGGAGCACTCATGTCGGGCACTATCGCGCAGTTAGGCATCGAGGTTGACTCGGGCGATGCGGTCAAGGCTGCAACCGACCTGGATAAATTGGTCGATGCGGGCAAGGACGCGGAGGAGGCAGCAAAGCGAACTGGCTCAGCCTGGGAGCAAGCTCTCGCCGGGATGGCAGGTGACACCAAGCAGATCGTGAAAGAGCTGCAGGCTCTGAACGCCAGGCAGGACACCACCGCTCAACTGATGGCGACGGTTGGCCGATCGCTTGCGGAGGCGACGCAGGGGCTGAAAACCACTACGGCGGCTACCACTGAGCTCAGTACCGCTGAAGTGAAGCTGGGCGAGTCATCGGAGGAGGCGAAAAGTCGCCTTTTGGCGATGGCCAAAGCCTCGCTAGAGTCGAGCGAGTACTACCAGCGCCTGACCACCAGCATGGAGACCAATTCGGCGGCAATGGATGCTTCCGGTTCTTCAGCCAGTAGTTTGGCGGCGCTTGCTCGTCGCCTGAAGGCTGATTCGGATGCGCTGGTCGGGTCCACTGACAAAGAGGCAGACTCAGCGAAGAGGGCGGCCGCTGCCACCGGCGTACAAGCAGAAGGTCTGCAAGCACTGCTCGGCAAGATCAATCCTGCCATTGCCGCGCTCGACAAGCTTGATCAGCAGCAGGCTCAGTTGCAGAAGTACAAGGCTGCAGGGCTGATTGATGCTGATACGTTCCGGGAGTACTCCGCTCGTATCGATGCCTCTCGGCAGAAGCTGGGCGACTTTGATGAAGGTCTGAAAAAAACCGGTGCCAGCTCGAAACAGACCGAAGCGGCGCTTCGCCAACTTCCTTCTCAGTTCACGGACATTTTCACCAGCCTGGCCGGCGGACAAAACCCGTTCTTGGTGCTGATCCAGCAGGGTGGGCAGATCAAAGATTCGTTCGGTGGTGTTGGGGCTACCCTTGAAGCGCTGAGGGACAAATTCCGCTCCTTGTTCACCGGTGGCGCGGGCGCGGCAGTGTTGGGTGAGTCGCTCGCAGGTATTGCGACCAATGCCAAAGACGTAGCCGACAACGCGGGTGAAGCAGGGGAAAGCCTATCGGATTTGGCCGAGCGCTCGAACACTGCAGCTGAAGCAGCCGAGAACGCACAAAAAGCGTACGGTGCGCTCCCTCCAAGCTTGACTGGTGCATCAGCGAGCATGCTGGGTATGGCAGCAGCGGTGGCTGTTGCAGCGGCAGCAATCGCAACACTGATCTACGGATACAGCCAAGGCAGCAAAGAAGCTGATGAATACAGCAAAGCCCTCATCCTGACCGGCAATGCTGCGGGAACATCGGCGGACCAACTCGCCAACTTGGCTCAGCAGGTCAGTGCCACAAATGGCACGACCGGAGAGGCTGCGGCTTCGCTGACCGCGCTGGCCGCGAGTGGTGTGATTGCTGGCTCCAGCTTCAAGGAAATCGCAGACGCTGCTGCTGCGATGGAAGACGCTACCGGAAAGTCGGTGGACGCGACCATCGCTGAGTTCATCAAGATCGCCAAGGATCCGGTAGCAGCAGCAAAGGAACTCAACGGCCAGTACCAGTTCCTGACGGCATCCGTGTATTCACAGATCGTCGCGCTCAAAGAGCAGGGTGATACGGTCGGAGCTGCTGACCTTCTCACGAGAACCTATGCGGATACCATTCAACAGCGCTCCAGTCAGGTCACTCAAAATCTGGGATTGTGGGAGAAAGCCTGGAAGGGCGTAAAGGACTCGGCGAACGGCGCCCTTGATTCAATTTTGGACGTCGGCAGGGTGCAGTCGATTGATACCCAAATCGCCAACCTTGAGAAAATTGTCAGCGAACGCCAGGGCGGGTTTCTGGCTTCGCTCTTCCCTGAAGATTTGGGGGCTTCCAGTAAGTCGTCCAGATTTCTTGAAGGGCAATTGGCTGCCCTCAGGAACCAGAAAGCTCTGCTGACCCAGAATGCAGCGATCGACGCTGAGAGGGCGAAGGTTCAGAAGGAAGGAATCGAGGCGGAGCAGCGACTCAAGCAGATCAGCGATTCGAACCTGACCAATGCCGAGAAACGCGACAAGCTGACCAAATCCTACCTGCGCGATGTTGAGGTTCTGAGGAAGGCGAATCCTGACGACCCCGAAGTTCAGGCCGATTTCGTCGCCAAAACCCTGCAGAACATCAAGGACAAGAACAAAGACCCGAAAGCAGCGTCCGCCGGCGCCGTTGACCTCACCGGTTACAACGCCGCACAAAATGCCCTGAAGGAGATCCAGGCCGAATACGCGAACACCCAGAAACAACTGGATGCCGCACAGAAGGCCGGGCTGATCTCGCAGCAGGAATATCTGCTGAAGCGCGAAGCGTTGATCGGCAACGAGAGGGACGAAGTCACGACCGCTTATGAGGCCGAGATTGCGACGCTTGAAGCGGCGAAGGCCAAGGCCAGCACCACGGCCGAGCAGCGTATCCAGCTTGACCAGAAGATAGAAGATGCGCGCGCGGATATGGTTCGGGCACAAAAGGCTGCGGACAGCGAACTGGATGTGCTGGCGAAGAATGAACAAGGCCGGCTCAGGAAGCAGGAGCAGGCGGTTCAAACCTACACCAACGCATTGCAGCAGCAAGTTGATACCTTGCGCGAACAAGGCCAGCGTGCCGCTGCGGGACTTGGCCAGGGAGACCGGCAGCGAGGCCTGACGGATCAACAGAACGCCATCGACGACCGCTTCAACTCGCAGAAGCTCGATCTGGCCAACCAGTATGGCGATGGCTCGCGCGGCATGAGCCTCGACGAGTACACCCAGAAACTGGCGGCGCTCAAAGCCACGCAGAACGATCTGCACGACACGGTTCAAGCCAACTACGACGAGATGACGGCGGCCCAAGGCGACTGGAGCGCGGGCGCATCGTCGGCGTGGCAGAACTATCTGGAATCGGCCCGAGATGTCGCCGGTCAAACCAAAAGCCTTTTCACCAACGCCTTCAGTTCGATGGAAGACGCGATCGTCAATTTCGCCATGACCGGGAAACTGTCGTTCGCCGACTTCACCAAATCGATTCTGGCGGACATGGCGCGCATTGCCACTCGGCAGGCTAGTTCGGCATTGCTGAGCAGCGTAGTAGGTGCCGCGACGAGTTACTTCACTGGTGGAAGCGGCGCTACAGGTGCCGCAACGGCTGGCGCGGCGGAGTCTGGGGCCCAGAGTTTTGGCAGTCAGTTTGATGCCAGCTCTGCATCCGTGTCTTTCGGTGGTGGTCGCGCTGTTGGTGGTGGTGTCGAACCGAACACTTTCTACGAAGTGAATGAAAACGGGCCAGAGCTTTTCAATCAGGGCGGCAGGTCTTACCTCATGACTGGCGCGAGTGGCGGTAGCGTCACACCTCTGACTTCCGGTGGCGGGCCAGCACTTGCCGCAATGTCCGGTACCGGCGGCGGCAACACCTACAACTTCCCTGTATCAGTGTCGGTGCAGACAGCCGGCGGAGCAGAGTCGCCCGCAACAAGCCAGCAAGCATCGGCCGATCTCGGGAAAGGAGTGCAGCAAGTTGCGCAGTCCGTTGTGGATAAAGCGATTGCTAAAGAGCTGCAGCCGGGTGGCGCGATCTGGCAAAAGATCAATCGGAGGTAGTAATGGCGATCGAAAAGTTCACTTGGCCAACCGAGCGCGGCGGTGCACCCGAGATTACTTATCGGGTGCGCACCGCCCAATTCGGCGGCGGATATGCGCAGAACGTCGGTGACGGGCCAAACAACAAGGAGGACTCCTACCCGATCACCTTCACCGGTCAGAAGGCCAAGGTGCTGGAGATCATGGACTTCCTCGATCGGCACGCCGGGGCCAAGGCGTTTCTCTGGACAACGCCCCTCGGCCAACTCGGTCTGTTCACCTGCAAAAATCCCGCTCCAACCCCAATGGGCGGGGGCGTGTTCAAACTCACAGCCACGTTCGAGCGTGCATTTCAACCCTAGGAGCGATCATGTCGCTGATCAGTGATATCCAGGTGCTTGAGCCTGGCAGCGAAGTTCTGCTCTTTGAATTGGACGGCACGGACTACGGCGCAGACGTTCTGCGTTTCCACGGGCACGCCATTCCGCACACGGCGGCCGAGTTGATCGCCGCCGGTGCCAATGCCGATCAATTGCCGGCGAAAGCGATTTACTGGCAGGGCAATGAATACAGCGCTTGGCCAATGCAGATCGATGGCATCGAGGCGAACGGAGACGGCACTGCGGTTCGGCCGACGCTATCGGTCGGCAACGTCAGCGGGCGCATCACCGCACTCTGTCTGGCCTTCGAGGATCTGCTCGAGTTCAAGCTGACGATGCGCCACACGCTCGGCACCTATCTCGACGCAGCGAACTTCCCCTCCGGAAACCCAACTGCTGACCCGACGCAAGAGACGATTGAAGTCTGGTACATCGACCAGAAGACAAACGAGGACGGGGAGACGGTCAGTTGGGAGTTGGCCAGCCCTGGCGACGTCGGCAATGAATCCATCGGCCGGCAGGCCACGACGCTTTGCCATTGGTGCCTCACTGGCGGATATCGGGGGCCGAACTGCGGCTACACCGGCCCGTATGTAACCAAGGACGGTGTGGTCACCGACAACCCGGAACTGGACGAGTGTGACGCCACGCTGGGCCGGGGCTGCATACCGCGCTTCGGCGAGAGCAACGCGCTGCCGTTCGGTGGCTTCCCGGCAGTTTCTCTAATCGCACGGAGCTGACATGCGAAATCACATCTTGAACGCGATTCAAGCCCATGCGGCAGCCGAGTACCCGAAAGAGTGCTGCGGGCTGCTGCTAGCCATTGGGCGCAAGCAGCAGTACTTCCCGTGCAACAACATCTCGACCGAACCGAGCGAAGAGTTCCGCATCGATCCGGAGGAGTACGCGGCAGCCGAGGACATCGGCGATGTGATCGGCGTGGTTCATTCGCATCCGGACGCAACCAGCAGGCCGTCACCGCGCGACCTCGCCATGTGCGAAGCGACTGCGATGCCCTGGCACATCATGAGCTGGCCCGAGGGCGATCTGCGCACCATCGTTCCGACTGGCGACGTCCCGCTGCTCAAACGTCCATTCGTGCACGGGGCTTGGGACTGCTGGCAGGTCTGCGCTGATTGGTACAAGCGCGGATGGGGGCTGGAGTTCGAGGCCTTCAAGCGTGCCGATGGCTGGTGGGAGGATAGGGACAACACCAGTTTGTACGAGGCGAACTATGAGGCCGCCGGCTTCTACCGCGTAGATCAACCGCAGCGCGGCGACATGATCGTGATGGAAGTAGGGCGGACGGTTTACCCCAACCATGCTGGAATATTCCTTGGCGCTGACCCAACACTGCCCGGCGAAGACTCGGCGACCTTCGGCCCTGGGCCTTTCCTGTTGCACCACCTTTACGGAAGGCCGTCCGAAGTCATCGTTTTCGGTGGCCCTTGGCTAGACCGGACACGCCTGATTCTCAGGCACAAAGACTCGAAATCACCAACATGATGCGGCCGAGCCGCTGGAGATACGAATGCAAAAGACAATTTACAGCGAAGGAAAAGGCTTGGATGGTAAATCCCTTTGGATATTGATGTCGGATGGAAGCATGCTGATCAACCAAGCGGCAGTTCAATCGGCGACCATCCGACGCATTAATCTTAAGACTTAGCTTGAGCCTGTTTCGCAGCAAACTCTTCCTCGCTCAACACGATTGGAAGGTTTTTACCAGGGAACACGGTCTGAAAGATTTGCAGGGGATAGTAATCACCTACACCTTGCTGTCGACATGCCAATACGGCTGCGCCGATTCGTGCTAATGCATGATCATGGTTCGCGGCTGCCTCTGACTGCGCGAGAGCCAGGACTAGGTGCGTCAGCTGGGCGATTGCATGTTCAACACTTATTTCTTGCTGCGACATTGTTGACCTCCCGGTCATAAGCGCGCCGAAGTGGCGCAATCCCAGTCCATGGGCTTGCAGGCAAAGGACTGGGGAATCCGTTGCGTGAGGGCATGAGGCTACTATTGGAAATCGACGGGGCGTTACTGTGGATTCGTACAGCCAACATGTTAAATTGATCGGATTCGACAAGGAGGCTGTATGAGTCAGTATTCAAATGATCCTCTCGCGCTTTGCTTTACAGTTACGAACTCTCAGTACGAAAAAATGTATTTTGATTGGCGTTTTGAGTTGGAGAATTTTGATAAAGAAGTTGATTGTAAGGTCAGGTATCTGATCGCGTGCGATAAAGAATTCAAACCTCTTGCTATGTTTAAAATCGCTAAGTGGATTGCAAATTATAAGGGCGATGAATTGACTTGGAGTGTTGAGTTCTGTAGCAGAGTTCACAATTTAGCGTCGCTAGCTCAGTACGTGAAGTTTACTGATCGGGATGGAGTTATAAAGCAGTCATGGTGCATTCAGAAATGCTACAAGCAGGAGTTTGATGATTGCTTTAATAATAGAGAACTTATCTATGAAAAGTCCGTTGAGCCTTTAATGATTTCGATCGATGCTGCGATAAGCGGTCTTTCGAATAAATACCAAGTTTCCGAAGATCGGATTGAAATTGTTATTTCGGGTCAGCGTCGCCATCATGATGAGAGGGAGTGACCTGCATGAAATTGATCGTAGGAGCGCTGGCGGTAGCGCTATTGGCGGGGTGTGCGACTTCCCCGGTTCCAGCGGATAAAGCTGACCCAGTTCCAGCCAGCCGGCTCTACGCGTTCAGCGGAAAATCTGAGGCGCAATTGCTGGTCACACGGGACAGCGGTCTCTACGGCTCGGGTTGCAACTACCGGCTGTATATCGACGGAACGTTGGCGGCGGAGTTTGCTTCAGGTGAGGTCGCCCGGTTCGGAGTGAAGGCAGGCAAGCACGTCCTTGGCGTTAAACCTAGCGCCGCATGCGGCGGATGGGGCTTGGTCGAGCGCGAGGTGGACGCTAAAAATGGTGAAACTATCAGGCGTCGAATAACCCTTTCAGGCGACTCATTCGATATCTCACCGACGGCTATTTGAAATCATCCATCAAGCCCGCTTCTGCGGGCTTTTTTGTGCGCGGAGAAAACATGGCTGCTCTAGCGGTTGCTTACAATCCAATGACTACGATCTTTCTGTCTGGGTCGCTGGCAAAGAAATTTGGCCGAGTTCATCGGCGCCAAATAGATAGCAAGCAGGTTTGGGAGGCTTTCAAAGCACTGAAGGCAACCCTGGACGGTTTCGAGAATGAAATAAGACGACTTGATCGGCTTGGGATGCGTTTTGCCGTCTTTCGTAATCGCAAGAATGAAGCGGCGGAGGCCTTTGATCTGGGCGGCACCCGGGAGATTCGAATCGTCCCGGTTATCTCCGGCAGCAAACGTGCTGGGCTGATGCAGACGATATTGGGCGTGGTGCTGATCGCCGTCGGATTCTTCGCATATGGCTCTACCACCGCGCAAGGTGCAGCGTTGATCGCGGGCGGTATCGCGTCTACAGCGGGCGGTGTCATCCAGATGCTCAGCCCTCAGCAGGGCGGTCTGTCGCAAAGCTCTTCCCCCGAAAACGCCCCGTCCTACGCCTTCGGCAGCGCCAAGAACACCACGGCCAGCGGCAACCCGGTACCGATCTGCATCGGCGAACGCCGGTGGGGCGGGATGATCATTTCAGCCTCGATCCTGGCTGAAGACAAAGCGTAATCAGAACAGCAGCACACCAGCCGCCCGCGAGGCGGTTTTTTTATGCCTGGAGGAAAGCATGGGCGCAGCAGCACAGATCGATATCCACGGCGAGAAGGGCGGCAGCAGCAAGCCGAAGTCGCCAGTCGAAGCCAGCGATAGTCTGCGCTCGACCAACCTGGCAAAACTGCTGATCGCCGTGGGCGAGGGCGAGTTCGACAGCGTCCCGACCGATTACGACATCTTCCTGGACAACACGCCGATCCGCGATGCCAGCGGCAACTACAACTTCCCGAACGTGCGGTGGGATTGGCGTTCAGGTTCGGTCGATCAAACGTATATACCCGGCATCCCGTCCGTTGAAAACGAGACGTCGCTGAACGTTGAGCTACGCAGCGATGCGCCTTGGGTGCGCTCGATCACCAACACTCAGCTTTCCGCAATTCGTATGCGCTTTGCCTGGCCGGCGCTTCAGCGGCAAGATGACGAAGGCAATGTCGGCGGCTACCGCATCGACTTCGCTATCGATTTGGCCACTGATGGCGGGGCCTATCAGCAGGTGTTTCCCAGCGCGGTGGACGGCAAGACCACTACGCGCTACGAGCGGTCTATCCGCGTTGATCTACCGGATGCCACCAGCGGCTGGCAGATCCGCGTGCGCCGCCTGACGCCAAACCAGAACAGCAACAAGATCGCCGACACCATGCTGATCGCCGGTTACACCGAGGTCATCGACGCCAAGTTGCGCTACCCGAACACCGCGTTGCTCTACATCGAATTCGACGCCGAGCAGTTCACCAACATTCCGGCCGTGACCGTGAAGTGCAAGGCGCGGCGCTGGATGGTGCCGAGCAACTACGACCCGATCCTGCGCACCTACACCGGCACGTGGGATGGCTCGATGAAATCGGCTTGGACCAATAACCCGGCGTGGATCACCTACGGCGTGTGCACCGAAGACCGGTTCGGCCTGGGCAAGCGCATCAAGCCTTTCATGGTCGACAAGTGGGAGCTTTACCGGATCTCGCAGTACTGCGATCAGTTGGTGCCGAATGGCCTGAATGGTGTCGAGCCGCGTTTCCTGTGTGACATGAACCTGCAAGGCAAGGCTGATGCCTGGTCGCTGCTGCGCGATATCGCCGGCATTTACCGGGGCATGACCTACTGGGCTCAGGGCCAGCTGGTGATGCAGGCCGACATGCCGCGCGCGCAAGACTTCGACTACGTCTTCACTCGCGCCAACGTCATCGACGGCAAATTCTCCTACGGCAGCGCCTCGGCGAAGACTCGCTACACCCGGGCACTGGTCAGTTACGACAACCCGGCGAACAACTACGACACCGACGTAATCCCTTTCGCCGATCTGGAATTGCAACGGCGTTACGGCGACCGGCCGACCGAGCTGAGCGCCATTGGCTGCACCCGGGCGTCGGAGGCGCAGCGTCGCGGCAAGTGGGCGATCCTCAGTAACAACCAAGATCGCACCGTGTCTTTCAAGACTGGCATGGAAGGTGTGATTCCGTTGCCGGGCCACATCATCCCCGTGGCTGATTCGCTCTTGGCTGGGCGCGAGGTGGGCGGGCGTATCTCATTGGCGTCGGGCCGCGTGGTCACGCTTGATCGTGATACTCAGGCCAAGGCCGGTGATCGTCTAATCATCAACTTGCCCGGCGGCCGCGCCGAAGGCCGCACGGTGCAAAGCGTGAATGGCCGCGCCGTTACCGTCACGACGAACTACAGCGAGCCGCCGATCGCGCAATTGCAGTGGGCGCTGGATGCGAATGACTTGGCTATCCCGCTGTATCGGGTGCTGCGCACTCGGCGCACCACCGAAGGCGACTTCGAAATCAGTGCGCTGCAGTATGACCCAAGCAAATTCGCTTACATCGACACCGGTGCGCGCCTGGAAGAGCGCCCGATCAGCGTGATTCCCATCACGGTGGTACCGGCGCCAGCCAGCGTCACCGTCGTCTCCACCTCGTCGGTGGTGCAGGGTCTGGCCGTGGCCACCATGACCATCAGTTGGCCCGCCGTGCCTGGTGCTGTGGGCTACGACATCGAGTGGCGCAAAGACAGCGGCAATTGGATCAAGCTGCAGCGCACCGGCATGACCAACGTGGACGTGGTCGGCATCTACGCGGGCGCTTACGTGGCCCGGGTTCGGGCGGTGAGTGCGTTCGATATCACGTCGATCTGGTGCAACTCGATCCTGACCAACCTTAAAGGCAAACAGGGCCTGCCGCCGGCTCTCAGCTATCTGACTGCCACGCCACTGCTGTTCGGCATCTATCTGAAGTGGGGTTTTCCGGCTGGCGCCGAGGACAGCCAGCGCACCGAAATTTGGCATAGCCAGACAACCCAGCTCGACATGGCCACCAAGCTGACCGACTTGGCTTATCCGCAAAGTGACTTCTCCATGCTCGGCCTGCGCGCCGGCGTGACGCTTTATTTCTGGGGCAGGATCGTCGACAAGATCGGCAACATCGGGCCTTGGTACCCAATAGGTATTGGCGTCCAAGGGCAATCGAGTTCCGACGCGGCAGCAATTCTGGAAATGATCGCAGGGGAGATCGGGCGTACCGAGTTGGGGCAAGACATCCTCGACGAGATCGACAAGATTCCGGGGCTCCAAGCGCAGATCGATGCACTCGACGGACTGAAGGGTTACGACCCGGAAGCGACCTACGAGGAATATGACCTGGTGGTGTTTGGCAAGCGGATCTATCAAGCCACCGGGCCAGTGCCGATCGACACGCCGCCGCCGAACTCTGCTTACTGGCTCGACGTTGGGCAAACGGTGCAGACAGCCAATGGACTGGCCCAGCAGGTGGCTACAAATACTGCCGAGATCATCGAACTCGATGGCGCTGTGACGGCGCAGGCGACGGCTTTTCAGGCTCTGCGTGCTGCGTATCGGGATGACGATGGGGAGGGCGAACTGGCTGATGCGCTGAAAGGCTGGAGCAGTACTGCATCCATTGCAACCGAAGAGCGGGTGAGGGCATCGGAGAATTTGGCCAGCGCTCAGAAGCTCACAACCCTCGATGCCGCTTTGGGTGAGAACGAGGCGAACGTCACCGATCTTCGTCGCACTGTTGCCACCGAAAAGGAGGCCACTGCTCAGGCGATTGTGCAGGTAAACGCAAAGGTCGGCGAGAACACGGCCGCCATTCAGGAAACGGCCACCGCGTTTGCCGACGTAAACGGCAATCTGAAAACGATGTGGTCCGTGAAGATGCAGGTCACCGCGAACGGACAATACGTTGCCGCCGGCATTGGTCTCGGTATCGAGAACGTGAATGGGGTTTTCCAAAGCCAGTTTCTGGTGAGCGCTGATCGGTTCGCGATCGTCAATACCATTGCCGGCGGCGCCATCTCGGTTCCGTTTGCGGTGCAGGGCGGCCAAGTGTTCATGAACTCGGCGTTCATCGCCGACGGCACGATCACCAACGCAAAAATTGGTAGCTACATCAGCTCGACCAACTACATCGCCGGCCAGCAAGGCTGGATTCTCAATAAAGACGGGACGCTTGAGATCAACGGCATCGTGCCCGGTCAGGGACGACTGGTGATCAACTCGCTGAACGTCTCCGTTTACGACGCCAACAACGTGCTGCGTGTTCGTCTCGGCTATCTGGGGTAATCAATGGCTCAATTTGGCCTACGCGTCTTTGACGAGAGCGGTCAGCTCGCCATGGACACCAACAGCTTTACTTATCAGGTGATCTGGCAGGGTGTGATCGACTTCAGTGGCACCACGCTCAGCTACACGCTGAACATCCCTGGCTTCAACCCGGCGAACTGCGTGTTCATGATCATTCCGACGAGAGTGCAGGATGTGCAGTCTTCGGAAACGGACAGTGCAGGTAACAGCAAATCCTATCCATTCGTTACCACTGCGGCGGGCCAGGTGGTCGTCAGGTACAAAAATCCGTCCGCGAGTGCTTCAACTGTCGGATCGAGGATTGTCGCCAAGGCTTACGCGATCAGGTACTCGACATGAGCTATGGCTTTCAAAGCATCAATGACAATTCATTTGTTCAAATCGACTCTGATTCGCCAAGGCTTTGCCTGCTGACCAAAGGGGCGTACTCGGGTGTTGCAACCGCTTCGGGCGTATTTGCAAGGGCGGTTACCAGCCAAGATCCACCTCTTGTGTTCATTCGGCCGGATCAGTCCGGGGTCATTCAAGTTCCGATATCCATCTGGTTCACCGGGGGGCCAGGTAACTGGACGGGGTTCGCCATGAATGCGTCCAAGGTCAACGAGACTTTGAGTGGCCAGTACTTCGTTGCAGCATGGGCATCTATGGGGACAGCGTCTTACGGGATGCGTTTGTGGGATCAGAGCAGCTCTCTCGTCTACGACAGCGGTGCCCCGGCGGTGGTTGTGACTTATGCCGCAGGAAATTGGACCTACCTCGGGACGGAGCAACTCAGCGTTGGTCGCCGCTATTTCTGGGGGATCAATAAAGCCCTTGGGCCGGGTGAGTACGTCTCTCTCAACCCATTTACGCTGAACTGTCATAACGACGGCACCGGCGGCGGGTGCGCTCTTGGGGTCGACTACGCCAATGGCCGGATCATGATGTACAGCCTTTCATTCTCAGCCTGGACTGATCAAGGTCACCGGCCATTTCTCTGCGCCAAATTGCTGGCCTGAACACCTTATTTTCTGGAGATAATCAATGCCCTGGTACAAATCAGGAACAGTCTCTGTCGCCCAAAATTCCAATGCGGTCATCGGTACCGGCACCGCCTTCATTGCCAATAGCCGGGTCGGCGATGCTTTCCGAGGCCCCGACGGTGGCTGGTATGAAGTGACCAACATTGCCAGCGATACAGCACTGTCGATCTCGCCGAACTACCAAGGCTCGACCAACGTGTCTGGTGTTTACGCACTGGCGCCGATGCAGGGCTATGTCAAGGATTCGGCCGACGCGCTCCGATCACTTGTCAATCAGTTTGGTGGTGTACTGGCGGTGCTGGGCAATACGCCCACGCAGGCTGGAGTCAGGCAGGCGCTAAACTTGGCGAATGCTGATGGACTGCCTGAAGGTCAAACCAACAAATACGCGACACCGACGGTTGTGCGCGGCGTCACGCTGACCGGCCTTGATCTGACAGTGAAAGCCCCCGTCGTTTCGACTGACAACATTCTGGTCGCTCTAGGGAAACTTCAAGCCGGGAAGGCTGCTGCCGGGGCGAACACTGATCTCACCGAACTGAACGGCCTGACGAAAGCTGTCACAGCTGCTCAGGGCGGGGTATCTGCTGGTTACATTGAGGGCTTGATCCCACAGTGGAATTCGGCGACATCGATCACTGTTTCGCCCGGTACCGCTTACATCCCAGGCGTGCAAAAGCCTCTGGTTGCGGCATCGGCCTTGACGCTTTCGGGCCTGTCATTGACCGCGAGCACCTGGTACTACCTCTACCTTTACGACAACGCCGGCGTAACGGCCGTTGAACTGGTGACCACAGCCCCCGCCGCACCGTATAGCGGGACCGCGCGCACAAAGACAGCAAACACCAGTCGCCGGTTTATCTGCGCTTTGAAGACTGGATCTTCTGGCCTCTTCGCATTCCTGTGGATGGGGGACACCATCCAGTTCATGGAGACGTTCAGCGATCCGCCGTTTCGTGTGGTTTTGCAGGCGCCGGCGAGTTCCCCAACCACTTCAGACCTTTCGCCCGCTATCCCGATGACTACCCAGATGGCCTTGGTCATAGCCACGGCAAACGCCGCTGCATCTGCTTACGACATGTACTTCAGTACGCCCGAGCGTCAGCCCAAAGTGCTGCAGGTTGCATCGGGTGCAACAACCTCAACCCGATCAGCTCTCCGGCTGGCAACCAGCCCAACGCAGCAAATCAGCAGATGGGTCTCTGGTGGTTCGCTGACCCTCGATGTTTACGGATACGGGAACGACAGATAATGCCCTATGTAATCAACGCCACAGGATGGAATTCAGTGGGTGCTGACTTTCAGGAAAGCGAGCTTTCCGAAGGTGAAACGCTGGTCAGCGAAATACCACAATGGTTCTACGAAAGGCTCGCGGCCGCTGAGGAGCAAGCGTTATTGGTAGTTGCCGAGAATTCATGGCGCGAACAGGAAATTGGGGCGATAGCCAATCAACTCATGGCGCTGGAAGAGAGCGAAGCTATAGGCGAGGCCGCCGGCGCGCTTCCTGGCACTCGATTGCAGTGGCTTTCGTATCGCACCAAAGTCCGCGCCTGGAAGGAGGGCGCTGAGGGCTTTCCCGAAGCAGCCCATCGGCCCGCCCGGCCGGAGTAACCCGATGAAAACGAAAACCCGCCACCGAGCGGGTATTTTTTTGCCTGGAGAAAAGTGATGACTGCAACTGAAAAAGACCGCGACGTCCTCGCGCGCACGCTGTGGGGAGAAGCCCGTGGCGAATCAACGGCCGGGCAGGTGGCCGTGGCCTGGACGATCCGGAACCGGGTATTCGATGGCAAGACCAATTCGTGGTGGGGGGAGGGCTATGCAGGCGTCTGCCAAAAGCCATGGCAGTTCAGCTGCTGGAACAAGACAGACCCGAACTATCAGTTCCTGATCGGCGTGAAACAGATCCCGTTCCGAGAGCTGGCGCAGTGCCGTATCGCTGCTGACCAGGTGATCGACGGCAAGGTGCCTGATCCTACTGGTGGAGCGACGCACTACTACGCGCTCAGCATGAAGACGCCGCCGGCGTGGGCAGCGAAGGCAAAGCAGACGCTGAAGCTTGGCGGACACGTCTTCTTCAAGGATGTGCCGTGATTACCGTGCCGTGGCGCCTGATCAGCGCGCTGGTGTTGGTGCTGATCGGTGCGGGCAGCGCGTGGCAGTTTCAGGGCTGGCGCTACGACAAGCAGTTCGCCGATCAGGCCCGGCTGAACGCCGAAACTCTCAATCAACTGGCCATGGTCGGCGCCGCCGCGCAACAAGCTGAGCAGGAAAAGCGTCTGGCGCTCGAGCAGAAGCTGGCAGCCAGCGAGCAAACCCACTTCGAGAAAATGACCAATGCACAAAACGATCAGGCTCGCCTGCGCGATCGCCTTGCCACTGCTGATGTCCGGCTGTCAGTCCTCCTCGACGCGGATTCAGCCGGTGGCTGTTCAGTGTCTGCCGCCCCCGGCGCCGGCGGCGTGGCTCATGCAGCCGTACGCGCCCGACTTGACCCGGCGCATGCTCAAAGAATTATCGCAATCACCGACACCGGCGACCGCGGACTGATCGCGCTGCAGGCTTGCCAGGCGTATGTGAAGAGTCTGCAGCAGTGATGGCGCCGCGCCATTCTTGCGAGGTCGCAAGCCGTGAACCATCATTTAGACTCGGACGGGATGAATGGTGAACATGGACAAGCAACTGGCGGGCTACTCAATTTTGATGACGATTATTTGGGTTTCAGTCGTTCTTTCCGTCATGTATTGCATGTCGTAGTGAAGGTAATAGGTGGCTGAATTGGAAGGCGTAGTGCTGAGCGAGAAGATGCAGAGAGAAGCGGATCGGCTGCTGGCGCAAATTGTCCGAGCTGATTCGATGATCATCGCTGTAAAGGCGGGAGCACGAGCGGATGGCTTCGTGCTTGGGCTGGACACCGGCGGGGCTCTGCGCGCCGGTGATGCTGAAAGGCTGTACATCATTTTTGAAGCTGCTCTGGTGGAGCGTCTGACATCACTGGCAAAGGGTTGAGTCAATCCGCTGGTTTGATCAGGTCTGGTCCCTGATTTCTGACATTCCCCACGGCCCGGTCAACCTTGAACCATTCGAACATTTCTGTCGGCTCACCCTGGTGCAGCACCATCTGTTCAGCGCGCTCATTCGGCTTGGCCGGGTCAAGCCATTCGCGGGCGAGTTCAGGTGATAGTGACACTGGCCGCCGATCGTGAATGTCGACCATGCCGCCTGCGCTGTCGGCGGTGATGATCACAAAGCCGTCGTGTTCGCTGGCGTCATGCTCGTTATTCGGGTATTGGCCGATGGCGGCGCAGAGAATCGGCGACTGGTCCCTGTGCCTGATAAGGTAGGGCTGCTTCTTCGGGGTGCCTTCGTCGACCCACTCAAACCAGTTATTGATCGCGATGATCGCCCGGTGCGGCCAGATCGCGCGGAAGAACGGGCCGTGGGCCACTTTCTCGACCCTCGCATTGATCGGCGCGGCGCGATCCTTCGCCCAATGCGGGCGCCATCCCCATCGGACCATATCGGCGTGAAGATAATCGCCTTCCTGATGGAAGAGGACGAGTTGCGCGGTAGGTGCGGCGTTGTATCGCTCGAGAGGTTGCTCGCCCACCGAGCTAATTAGGGCATTCGGCATGCTGAGTGCTGCAACGAAGTCATGAATGCCGCTGTACTGGGTCAGTCGTCCGCACATTATAAGATCCCCGCGTTGAGCTTTCAGGGTAGACCTGTCGGCGCGGGCTTCGTCACAAACCCTTTACCAGCGCAGGTCGGGCAATCGTCACGCATACCAAAGCGATCGAGGCAGCCGGGGCAGATGCAGAAAGCTGCCGACTCAATATGAGGTCGAATTTTTTCAAAGGTGCGCAGATCGCGTTCTTCTTGTGCAACCTGTGCCGCATCTACGAGCGCACGATAGGCGTCAGGGTCAGAGAGAGGGTGGTGGGTGATCCCGGCGATCATTCGCTCGGTCTCGATCAACTGGTAACGGTGCCCGTTCATTTCCAGCGCCAAGCCTGAAATCTTCCCAATCCTCCGTGAAAGCCCCAAGGTCAGCCGCACACCATCCGCGTCAGAGTAGACCTTGCCGTCGTAGGCGAAGGATGCACCGCGAGGCTCGTCATTCGCGAAGTTGAAAATCGAGCGACTGATCGTCCCGAGTAGCTTTCCGTTGTCTGCCTGCACGACGTCATAAGTCGATGCGCCGCGGTAATGGCCTGGCGAACTCTGCAACTCCTCGACAGCATGCCAATAGGCCGCGTCTGCCATCTCGTTCATGTCGAATTGCTCAACTTGATCTATCAACCCTTCGGCTTGCAAGGCTGTCGCCATTTCGTGAAGAGTTTCACGGTGCCCCTCGGGGTTTTGCATACGGAAGTCTTGGTCGTCGAGTGTGGCGCGCCAATGCTTGAGCCGGAGGTTTTTCGCCTGGTCGAAATTCATGCTGCGTGATTCGCTGTACAAGTGCTGTATGCATGTACAGTAATTGAGGGGCGGCAAACCTGCGAGAGGGAGGCGACGAAATGTAAAAAATTCGCAGCTTTCTGCCAGATCGAACAGCTCTGCTCGCTGCAGTCTGGACTAGGGACGCGCCTCCAAGCACCAAACGGTTAGCGGTGCTCTTCGCGTTGTTTTTGCGATAAGAGAGTTCGAATCTCTCCTTCACCGCCACATTCAGTAAACGCAAACCCCTGATTTTCCTAGAGAAAGTCGGGGGTTTGTGGTTTTTGGCGTCTAAAAAAAGGCCATATGGGACTGAGATGGGACTGGGGCGCCATTTTGGTGCGCAAAATGGCGGGCGACTGACTATCGCCCGCGATCCGATGAACTAGGCTTCTGCGAACCGAACTCCAAGGAAGGCTGCTATGCCAAATAACTCAGATGCCAACATTGCTACGGCAGATGCTCTGACATTGCTCCTGCATAACCAGCATGCCCTGGGAGCGGCGATGGAAGAGATTAGCCATTGGATTTCAGGGGCTGGCGCAGACGTTGTTGCCGAGAATGCCGTTGCAGCTTTGGAAACACTGGATACAAACGCAGCAGCGATTACAGATGCGATTATGCGACTGCGGCAGTCCTAGGTCTTTTAGCCTGCTATCAAGGTCGGCCATCGACTATTGGCGTCAATCGCGATAGGAAGCGCTGACCCAGAACAGGTAGTCCATCAGGCGACTTTCGGCTGAAATTAAAAAGCCCGCATGGGCGGGCTCGGGGGGGGGGTGTCACAATAAACGACGCTGTTCCTTCAGCTGAATTCGAGTCTAGAAGAATTCTGTGAAGCCGCAAGTTGACCTATCCTTTCAAGCAAATTTCTAATATGACACCCACTACAAACCACTAGCAGCTGAGCAGCTCCTCCCCACATGGTTCGTTGTAGTATTCCATATCAAACGGAACTGAGTGAGGAGCTTCGCGTGGATCACGGCCATCCAAATATGAGTGAAGTCAAAGGGAACACGATCGGTGCGCGCCTTCGAGAAGAAAGGATTCGGCTGAAAATGAGCCAGCAGCATTTTGGTTCCGCAGGCGGGGTGAAAACTGATGCTCAGTACAAATATGAGTGTGGGTTCCGCGTACCAAGAGCGGACTATCTCGCAAAGATTTCCACGATCGGCGCTGACATCTATTACGTCGTGACCGGCAATCATCTACCGGATAATGCCGTTACTGATTAAGCTGAAGGCATTCAGTTTCCGCTTCGCCGCGACTTGGATAGTCTTTTTTAAGCCTGCGTTTTTCATCGTTGTCATAAATATCGAAACCAGTCGGTTCGGTATTGCAGTAAAAGCGAATGCCTTGTCGTATCGCACCCATCTCCTTTGGAATCGCAGGTATAACAACGAATCTTGGGGGCATCGAGGCGTCCTCAATAATGGCTGTTAAGTAATAGTAGCCATGGGCTACAACAGCAAGCTCTTGTTAGAGTATTCCGATGAGGGGGCTGGATGCCGCCTGTTCTATTTATCTGTCTGCTCTTGGACCATTGCGCCCGTCGACCGGTACGTTGAATTCCAGCCTATGTTCAATCGGCCCCCACACCTGGCCCAGGCGTGGGGGCCTTTTTTTGGCCACACGGAAACCAGTCCCCCCGGCTCTGGTCTACCATTGCCTGACTGTCTGGTCGATGCCGGCATCGCCTTTTACTCGAACAGGGAACACCCGTGCATGTCTGAAGTTTATGAGGGCCTGGCCACCGTTGTGGTGATCGCCCGTTATCTGGGGCAGGACCCGATCGAGCGGATCACGCTCGAATGTCCCGTGCGCTTGAGCGATGCCGGCACTGGAAGCGCCCGTATTGAACTGCAGCAGTATTTACAAGGACCCAAGGCGGCCAACCTGCTGCGGGTAATTTTGCCTGATGGGCACATGCTGCAAGGGCAATTGATCGATGGCTGTAATGAGCCCGGCGGCGGTTGGCTGCTGATCAATATCGGGCAATTCGAGCTGACGCCTGAGCCGTCGGCCAATGCCAATGTTTGGAAATGGGAGTGAACATGGCCGATACATTGGCGGCACTGCACCTGCCGAACGCGGTGGAGGTGCAAACCCTGAAACTGCTGCACCAAATCGAGTTGGCGCACACGGCGGACGATCTGTTTCGCGCCAGTGATCGCGCCGAAGGTTTCGTGCTGGGCCTGGAGACGGTCAAGGTACTGAACGCGGCCAGTATCGAAGGTTTGTACAAGACCTTCGAGGCGGCCGCCACGGCGCGGCGTCAGGAGCACGAACAGTGATCGGCGAAGGCATTCACGAAGAGGTATTGCGCGCGCTGGTCGACCAACACGCCGTGCGCGAATGCCTGGTGGCCAGGATCGACGGTGGCCCCGACTGGGGCCTGTCGATACGCCTCGGCGGCAGCGGCGCACGCTGGGTGCCGGTGCGCTCGCGACGTGAGTCGCTGCGCACCTGGGCCAGCCTGACCGCCGTGGGGCGTTTTGCCGACAGCGTCGGGCTGAGCGGATTCAGTGTAGAGCTGTAACCGGTGACAGCTTCAGGGCCATTTGAAGCATGCCGACCACGTCGGGTCCGTCCTCGTTGATCCATGTCCCATAGTGTTGGCGGATCATGTTGCCGTTGGTTGTCCCATCTGCGAATACTCCAAGAAAAAGACTCGTAGCACCGTGTTACATGAAGAGTGTTTTACGTTTGGCAGGACGCCATAGAAGAGGGGAAATGAGGGGGGGGTTATGGAACGCGTCCATAAAAGTTATGGAACGCGTCTGGCACGACAGAAATTTCTCAGGACGCCAGAAACGACAAAGCCCTGAATAATCAGGGCTTTGTCGTACATAAGGTGGCGGAGGCGATGGGATTCGAACTCATGGACCTGTTACAGTCGACGGTTTTCAAGACCGTTGCCTTAAA